TTCATGTTAGAAGGCGTGTCGTAGTCCGTTACGCGGGTAAAGACAGGGGCAACTCCGACTGTCTGCAAGGTGGTTAGTGAGTAGATTCCGTTGAAGGCCCCCGAGGGCGACTGCGTATCATTCTTGACCAGCAAGCGTTGGCCAACTGCGGTAAACGTTACCCCGTCTATCGTGATGGCTGTATTCAATGACCCGGTGAAGGTTGCGCCGACCCCGGCTACTCCATTGAGATAGGTCAATCCGCTGGTATCCGCTGCTGCTCTCGTGGCCACCTGAACGGCTATGGCGGGATTCGTCGCCGCGAGCGCATTGGCGACGGCTGTGTCTGTGTACAACATCGTCGCAAACCCTGAGCCGCCATTCAACTGAGCCGCGGTTTGGCCGGTGCAGGTTGAGCCCGATGCACAGGAGAAGCCGCCGCCAGAAGCGAAGTTAATCACTCCTGTAGTCGCATCGAAGGACACCTTCGGGATTCCGACAAACGCCGTCCCTGCTGCGTCGGCCCCTTGGACGGAGAGAGCGGGAGAGCCGGGGGTTACACATGCCCCGTCAATGTACACTCCGTTCGAACCCACCAGGCAGTGTCCGCTGGTTGCCGTGTCACCAATTTGAAATCCTGTTGAGGCGTCTATGATTCCGCCTGGAGATGATGTCACCGTCCAAGTGTCTCCAATGTTATGCCCCTGGTATGGAGGACCGGAGGAAAACGTCACCGAAGTGGCGCTTGCAAGTAACTGCGCAGATCCGGTAATTGAAACGCCCGTCGAGCCGCTCGTGCACGAACCCGCGACACCCCATGAAAACGTATCGGGTCCTCCATCCCCTCCGAGCCCGTCAATCTCGACGCAGAATTGACGTACCGGCAAAACTGGAGTCCCGCTAAAGGTGGCATCGTTTTTCGTATGCACTCCGCCTGAAGTGTAGATGGGGGAAGAAATGTACGGGGAGCGGCCCGCATATATATCCGTGCTCAAGCGGGGTGCTGCCCCGACACCGAAATTCCCAGTCGTCAACGTAAGAGAGTATCCGCCCATGGCAAATACCTTGCTCGCCGTGGGATCCAGCACTTGATTGAGCGTGGGAGAACCGGGAGGACATGTTGAACCGCTTGCGCACTCCAGCATTGCCCCGCTGTCCAGCGTCAGATTTCCTCCGCTGCCAATGTGCAACGTATAGGTGTTAACGCCTGCGGTGACTCCGGAGAAAGGGACTGAGGTGGCGGAACCTCCCTGTCCACCAGATGCTGCCGAGCCGCTCGATGCGTTGATTGTGACCGTTGCAGTGCCGGTTATGGCGGCCGTTGCCAAGACTTCGAAATTCGTCAGTCCAGAACCATTGCAGCGCCATTGGCCGTTCGCAGTTGCTGTGCTGATGGAAGTTCCCGATGGTTGCGGAGAGCAGCTTGCATTGACGTAATCTGCCCCTCCATCTCCGCTCTGATTGAATGTGACCGTTCCTGTCCATGTGGTCGGACCAACCGTAACGTAAATCGAGGCTGTACCTCCCGTGAGCGGCAGCACCACGGCATCGGCGTTCGTTTTGATAGTTCCCTGGCAAGGCCCGTTGCTGTTGCATACGATTCCCTGCCCTAAAGCCTGTCCGACGATACCGAATAGCAAGGCAACGCCAAGAAGAAGTTTCACGAATCGCATTTCAGCCTCCAGTTCCAGATCATCCTACTGTAAGAGTATCACGTTCGACGGAATGGGTGGCAGTGGCGCTACCCCCGTACCCGCTAAGCTTACCGTCTGCGGGCTGCCGGCCGCACTGTCTGCAACATTAATCGACGCACTTTCTGAACCAACGAGCGATGGCGTAAAACTCACGCTGATGCTGCAATTGCTTCCAGCTCCAAGAGATGAACCACAAGTATTCGTTTGATTGAAATCTCCAGAGTTTGTACCGGTTATTGAGATCCCCGAAATGGTCATCGTAGAGCCCCCGGTATTGGTCAGAACGATGCTCTGCGCCGGGCTGGTGGTCCTGGCAATCTGGCTCGAAAACGTCAGGCTAGCTGGACTTAGGCTGACAGCAGGCCCAGATGTCGCGCCTATACCCACAAAGCTCGTAACGCTACTTGCCGGGAGCGTGTACGTGAAGCTGTTCCCCGTCAAGGTGGCGGCGCTCTGCGCGGCCAGATTCAGGCTGGCCGAAGTCACATAGGGCGTCAGGCTGCTGAATGTTGGGGCATTCGTGATGGCAAGCGTTTGAGACTTAGTGGAAGAATTGCTATTCACTGCTACGATCACGATGTTTCCAGCTACTGCGTTCTGGAAGGCCGTGATGTAAACCCCAGACTGCGGGTTCGCAGTCGCATCGATGCGATAGTAGCCCGAGCGCACGAACTTCGACCAGTTGCCCACCGCATAAAAGCGTGAAGCAAGGACAAGACTGGAAGGGATCTGCCCGCTTCCAACTGGGTACCCTAAACCATCGTTCAGAGGTCCGTTGACACAGCCACCGCTATAATTACCACCGCACGTATCCAGTAGTTGCCAGTAAAACCATGCGCTTGCATTGGCTTTGGTCAAGTAGTCGTGGATACTGTGCGCCCAGACCAAAGCATCCTGCATAGTGTTTTCCCAGAGCCATACCCCGCTGGTACTGTCGTAGTTGAACCCGCCGTTGACCTCGTTCATCCAGATACGCTTGCCGTTGGTACTCATTGGGGGTGTTGTTGCGGTTGCGCAGCAATACTGGCTACCCGTTCCATCTACGCTTCCAGCTCCATCGTACCCGTGACTAGAAGCAATCGAAACATATTGTGAGCATGTTGAATCGTTGAGGCAAGTGCTGGCGTCATCAGGAGAAAACCACCCGGACGTTTGTGGCATCATTACTTTAACGGAAGAAAGAAGACCAGCCGAAGAAAGGGCTGGACCTAACGTCCCACCGATGTACGAATCTAGCCCGGCAGCCGACCACATACAGGTCGTGAATGTATTTGCCGTTCCAGACATGGTATCATTGGGTTCATTGGCCACCCCCAAGACAGATACAGGAGCACCACTGACGTTCAACATCTGAATCCAATTAACAGTATATGTTGCGAAGGTGCTCCAGTTAGCGTTTGGAATGCACGTTCCGTTCGCCCCTGCTGCACCGCCGTTGGTCCCGCTATATTGAAGGTTCGCGGGAGGATTGATATCTACCTCAATTTTTGCTCCGTCAGAAACCGCCTCTTGCAGAGTTACCAAGTCCGGCATGTTACTTGTAGAAACTTCACAAGCACCAGTTCCTGGACAGCCAAAATTTTGAGTGCGAATGTACTCCAATCCTATTCCCAGGGTCGGTGAAAAGAACTGTGCCGCCTGACTAGAGGTTAATTTATAGCCGTTATTGGGAGGGGATATCGTATCAATCCAGCCCTCCCCACCCCACCCGTCGATGACCTGATGTTGGGTTGTCCAGTTGACGGTTACGGTGGACGCACTGCTACTCGTGTAGGCATAGGGGGGCAGTGTCGGTGCTGAACTCGTGTACCCAGATTTGCACCCGATGAGACTGACCGTTACTGGAAGCGTCAAGACTACCGGGGCGCTGTAAAGCGTGCTTGAACACGTCGCTGTTCCACTCAGGTTATAATAGATCGAAGCCCCGGGGGTGGCGTCGGTACAAGTCATCGTCACCGACGAGTACGCCCCACTTACTGGCGTACAGGAAGGAACCGACACGGTCGAAGTCGTTGAATATTGAGATGCTCCTCCATCCCAAGCGCCACTTGTGGGGCGAGCATTGGGAGTCCTTGTGTCGCCCAGCGTCGTATCGCTGCACAGCGCCGTCCCCACCGTCGAGCATGTGCTTGTTAAGTTGCTCCCTGCCCCTACCGTCGCACCAGAAGCAGAGGTCACAAGGTAATTGGTGGCTGCCACATACCCCTGAGAGTTTGCTGTGGCCTCAGTCTGGTATATATTCCCCCCGAGGTCAACTGCCGTCGTAGTTGTCCCACCAGCTGACCACACCGCAGCAAGATTCTGTGCTCCATATCCGATGAACTGATTATTCTCAAAGTTGAAAGTTCCGGCAAAGGCGTGAGTTAAGGAGTTGCCGGCAGAGTCAATTGTGCATTGATCGAAGGTGTTATTGAAAAAGTTTACCGTGTTCGTCGTGGTGCCAGCAACGGCCTGCGAGTAATTGAAACAGTTGGTATTTGTTGAACCATATATGACGTTATTATATACATAATCTGTTGACGTTTGCGATCCCGTGCGAACCCATAATTTAATTCCGCCATCGTTGGAAACATTACGAATGACATTATTGTAGTAGTAGTTATTTCCTGGGTCTGCCGAAAGGAACTCCCACACGTTGGCGTGAGTCGCATTGTCATAGCTGAGAGTTAGATACTCCGCTAGGTTATCGTGGAAAGTGTGGATTGGCCCACCGACCATCCCGTTCGAGAGATGGCGGAAAACACTGTTATGCACATCGTATGCGTTCTGTGCATACATCGCCGCGCCGCTATTCGGCGAAGAATCGAACCCGTCGAACGTATTGAACGCGAAGGTTACAGGACCAGCTCCTCCGGTAATCATGTGGTTCACATCACATAAACCACCATTACAGGTGGCACCCGTCTCGGGCACGTAGGTCCAACCATGAAAATAGAGCCGTAGCATCTCCAAACCAACTCCGTTCTCATAGATGTAGGTTCCGTACTGCTTATCCCAGCAATATCCCTTGAACTCGAAATCGTCGAAAATTACATAGCTGACGCTGTAGAAGAAAACGGGTTCGTGGTTGAGCGCACCCGTCATGGACCCGTCGTCGTAAACGCAGCTCGCGACCGTGGAGGTGCTTAAGGGATTGTCCATATTGAATATCGGGCGAGTCCACGAAGCCCCTGCGTACCAAGTCAGATCGACCCCAATATAAACTGGATTCGTGGCCGTCCCGCTACAACTGTGAGGATAGCCGCATGTCCACGGTAGGCCGGTTGAGGTCGTGGTTCCATTCCCATAGTGCCATGTATCGCCGCCACGGAAGATGATGCCAGTTCCGGGACTAAGGTTGATATTGGCTAGACTGTTGGATGAGCTGCCGTACATCCCTGGCGCGTGCGCCCAAGGGTGAGCCTCATCTGTTCCAGTATTGGCGTCATTTCCCGCCGCCGCAATGAAGTAGCAGTTGGTCACACCCAAGGTGGCTAGCGTCACCAAAGCATCCGTGGGTTCGCTGAGATAGTTGGCCCCAGACGGACAAGTCCCTCCAGCCGCCCACAACGATGGAACTGAAACCAAGAAAGCGAAAATCATTAAAATGCGCTTCAATGAACGGTCCTTATCGCTGAAATGTAGCTTGCATTTACTCCCGTGCCCGTCCCGGTGACGGCGTATGATCCTGTAGCGTTTACCGTCTGTAAAAAGATCGCATGGGATATTCCTTCACGGTCTTGCCCTTGAATTCCCATGATCCATCCGCCTGTAGGCGAAAATGTAATCGTGGTATTCGAATAATAGTTCACGATCCCCATGAGTAATTCGTTGGCATAATTTGTCGTGGGGGTGGATGCACTTGTAAAAGGAGACGAGACGTAGCTCCCGTAGTTCGCGGCCACATCTGCGCAGGAACTCGACCCGGAAACCTTGGCATGTGCCACAGCCATCCAAGAAAAATTGGCTGTATCTCCACTTCCAAATGTCCACGTGACTCCAGTAACTCCGGATGGAACATTGCACTCGTAGAAGATCGTCGAATCGTAATTGGCCAGCGAGCCGGTAATTCTTACCACTGGATCTTGCGTGAGCGAACTGCTGCCGCTATCCAGAACTGAACCGCTTGAAGTTCCACCGGAACCTGACCACACAGGCATGATGATGATTTCCCCGGCAGTTGTGGGCGTTCCAAAAGTTGCAGCAAAACTCGTCCCCGATCCCCCGTCCGAACACGGATAATAACTGGCCGCATGGCTGACGCATATCGTTTCGACAACCGAGATCGCTGGCGTTCCAGAATAAAACGAACGTGAACCCACAGTGAACTGCCCCAAGAGAGCAGCAAGCGAGAGCGAGAGTGCGAGAACGAGTTGAGTCATCGGCTATCGGGATGAAACATTCCAGACCACGGTCGACCCTAGAGTTAGTCCAATTCCTGACGCATTACATACTTGATAAAGGAGCGTGTCGTCCACTGCGTAACTTGTAAAATATAGAGCCGAAAACGCAGGAGTCCACACTGAACTGTAATCATCGCTCCAAGCAAACATCGGTACCATGGTCGCTCGAAGCCCCGGCATTGGCGTCGATGTGTATGTCGTGTTCGTGGGCAAGCAGCTCATGGCCGGGATCGTCGTTGTCCCCACGGTGATCCGGATGTCGGCAACCCCCTGGATGACGCGCACATTGTAGTGCTCCGTCGCATCCGCATTGAACGTCAGGTTCGCCCCGTTTTGAACTGTAAGAGTAGTCTGGCCATTCAAAACGATCCCGGCAGCAGGGTAGTACACGCTGAACGTCGCCGCCGACTCACGATTAAAGACTAGAGGTCCGGCACCATTATCGAGGGCCACGAAGGCGAATCCACCCGTACAGCCTGAATCGGCGGGATCGGGAACCGTAACCGTCGCGGCTCCACTCGCGAAGGTAAGAGTTGTCCCCCGGTCAATAATCGCCGTTCCAGTGTCGCACTGCACCGTGTAGGTTGACGCGCTGACGTTGCTTCCGCCGTTTCCACCCGCAAGCCCCGGCGAGGTGAATACAGGAGTCGCAGCATGGGTAGCCATGACCACTTGACCGGTCAGACCGGCTGCTATCGCCGCTGGCGATCCGGCCGCCCCCGCACCGATCATCTGTCCAATAACAGTCATGGGATTAGAAAGTCCTAAATTTATCAATGCGCATCCGGTTGCGCTGAAATTCGCCAGGATGCCCGTAGGAGCCTGGCCGGTGGGGCAAAGCCCCGGCGTTGTGGCAGCAGCCGATGCTGTAGCAGAAGTTCCCGAGTAACTTCCACCCGTAATCTCAGCCTTGATTTGGTTGGTTGCGGGATTGCTGATCGTCACACTTAATCCAACTGCATTAACCGTACTATTGATCAAGTTGATTCCTGCCAGCGATGTATTATTAACTGTGTTGTGTTGAAATGGAATCGTACAAGATGACCCCAATGAACACGTTTCGGTATTTACTGTCACAGAAGGAAAGCCTGTCATGTTTGCCGCGCTGATGGTTGGAGCCGTCTGGTATGATGGCGCTCCTGCCCCACCCGTTGGCGGTCCAGCGAGTACCGAATTCTGCGCTGCGCTCGATAGTATGAAGGCAAGCGCTGGAGCAGTCGTGGGATTGGCTCCCAGAGCTGCCGTGAAGAGCGGAGAAAGATTGCCTGTTGTGAAACTGGACAATCCGCTTCCACCTCCCGTCGAACCGATGGTCCACACGTAGGGGCTTCCAGATGTTCCAGCTCCCGTAACTCCACCGTCAGTCATGCCAGATCCAAGCGCGATTTGAAAATAATTTCCCGTTCCGGTTATCGCTGTATTGCTCCCCGGCTGAAAACTCGTGAAGATGCTCGACCCAGATCCACTGCACGCTGATCCGGTTTCACTGACGACTCCCGTCGTGCTGATTTGCATGCAAGATGTAACGCTCGGGGTCAGGCTCGCTATCCGAAACTGTCCATTAACGACCACATCTCCGGTCGTGTTTCTGCTTGGAGTTGTATAGGCTCTTGTGGCTCCCCCTTGATCACCAACCCCACCGGGTCCAATACGGATATTCGTGTAAAGCGATGTGCTCGTATCTCCCTTCAAAACATCCCACGTGGCATCGGACCACATCTCAGGATTGAAACTGCTGATTATCGTAGGAACCTTGATCAGATCATAGTTCGTTCCGCTCAACGAATCTGGAGTGTTCGTTATCGTCGTTCCAGAGCTTGGCAGTGTAACTCCTCCATTGACATGCGCTACCAGATAATAGGTGGCACTTGTCGAACCTGCAGTTCCCACAACTGAAACGGTTGGCGCGGCTGGATCTGGAAGCGGGTAGACGTTGACCGGACCATGGTCGGTTATTCCAGCCACCGATTGAAGCTGTGCCATCCTTACGTTCAAATGTCCGCAGTATTGATATGTCGTGCATTCACTGGAACTAGAAGGAATATCGAATTCTGCCCCATTTAATATTGAGTTCGGGTCTCCAGAATTGAACATTCCAAAGTTGAAACTCCCTATCGCTTGTGTTGGAACGCTCGGAGATGAATACAAGATGAATCCTGATCCCAACCCACCATATGCTCCCTCATTGTATTGAGGAGATCCAGAGCTTCCCCATGCCAAGTTTCCAACCGTGTGAATCGAATTGTTAGTGCTACCGTTGACCACATAAGCAAGATCATCGATATAGGGGTTAGCCCCAATCGTCCCGTCCACAACATTCGTTCCGCTTGTAGAATCCAGCACTATAAATGCAGACTCTCCGCCGCTTCCAGAGTACATTTCCCAAGTTACTCCATTGTCTGCAACCGTTCCACCTTGGGTTGCTGACCAAGCCGGGGTGCTTAGGCTGCTTGTCGTGGAATACCCGGAAGTTGTCGGGGTCACATCAATTTCACAGTTTCCGTTCGAGTCGTAAATCACCGCTCCACGTCCATAGGTAGTTGATGGTGCCCACGCTTCCCGGCTGTTGCAATCAAGATTTTCGACGTCTCCGCCTAAATGAACGTTAATCGCAGCCCCGGAAATGAACATTGCCAAATCGCCATTCTCGTAATCTTGCACCCCATCGTATGTATCGCTGTAACCTCCCCGTACAAAGTCGCCAGTTCCCTGGGCATTCCCCTGATAGACGTTATCATAGATGTGGTTAGCGTTCGGCTGTCCTCCCCCATTCGTATCAAGTACTGTCCCTGCCCACATCGTTCCGCCCGGGTTTCCATAAAAGAAATTTCTGTAAATCTGGCTATAATAACCAGTGATCATCACGCCAGTAGCGACTTGGAAGATGTTGTCGTGTATGTTCGCCCCTACAACACCTCCAGATTGTAGAAAATCGATCCCTGCTCCGATGCCATTGTTGATGAATTGAATCCTCGAAATCTCGACGTTCGATGGAGGATTTCCTCCCGCAAAGTGGCCATACACTGCGGCCGTCGAATCGGTTCCGGTGATGACCGTTGATCCTCGCCCCTGGCCTATCAACCTTCCGTTCGTTCCGATTTGAAACTGTGAACCGCTGGTGCGAGTGAGCGTCAACCCACCTGCCAAAAGGATCGTGATAGGCTGGGAAGACGAACTAAACGTCACGCTCGTGTTACAGGCCTGCCCGCCGCTCAAAGATTGTGCATTAATGAACCCTCCGCTCGACGGCATTACTGCAACTGCATTATTCAACTTCGTGCATTCATCGGCCCCGGCCATTTTGCTGGCATCGATCACGTTCGTCTGGTTTCCAAGTGGGAAGTTTCCCGTCAAATCGTCTACGTTGATCTGAGCCAAGACAGGAGAACTTGCGATTCCTCCCGACCCTAGAGATTTCAGGTACATCGGTGTATTCGTGGTATTTCCAGCTAAGCGCGCAGGTCCAGATAATCCCTGATAAAGAAGATCACCAAATGCGGTCATTGGATTGGTGAATCCGTTATTGATTCCACCAGCCGCCGAAGGGTTCACGATCCATGCTGTGCCATTGCAGTAAGCCTCAACGTAAGGATATGAACTTCCCCCGCCAGAAATCGTTGCACCCCATGCATTGGTCGTCGAATCAGAAACCGCCGCAACCGTTCCGAGTGAAATTCCAGTGCAATTCTCAAGTGATGCAAATGGAACGGAGGTCAACAGTAAATAGTTCTGGCTCGTTCCCGGAAGCGGCAAGTTTCCTGAGAGCAAAAGATCTAAGCGGTTCAAGTCATAGTTAAGAGGAACTTGCCAGTTGGGCTGGTTGAAGGCCGGAACCTGAAGGCCGATGTTCGGAGTAACGGTCGTAGACTGCCCGAAGCATCCGGCAGTAAGCGAGAACGAAAGCAATAACAAAAAAAATCGTTTTGTCATATCTCGGTCACCTGCAACGTTCTGTTATATCCCGAAGCCGTCGCGGTGGTCCCGCCTGTTACCCACCAATACACTGCATACGTGTGGCTTCCCGCCGAAGGCCTCACAATCCACATGCCTTGCGCTGTTTCATTTTGGTTAGCTGTGGGGGAAGAGAACGTCAGGCTCGGCCCCAATGCCACGCCGTCCTGCCAAATTTGAAAGAAAGCGTTTCCTCCCGTTGTGTTGTTTGAAAATTCACACGTGAAATTGATAAGAACTTTACGCCCCGTTAAACCCGCAGTTATCGTCATCTCAGCCAGAAGTGATGGCGACCCACTATTCGTTGAAGGGCTGTTCGTGATCCCGATGGCGTTGTTGGGATAATTTTCAAGTTGAGACAATGTCACAAGGCCCGCCCCGGCGAACGATGTTGCTCCGGTTCCTCCGTTCGAGATGGCAAGCGGAAGATATCCGGTCGTCATGATGCCAGCTCCCGGAAGTGATGTTGCTCCAGTCCCCCCCTTACTCGTGGGGACTGGAATTGGAAGGTCCGCGCTCGTCAGGAGGTTGGAAAGGATTGACTGAAGCACGCTAAAGTTTACATCACTTACTGGATATCCTTTCGCTGCGAGGGCTGCTGCCAGAGCACCTACGAACGTGCTTGATTGATACCAGACCTTATTAAGCCATGGCGAAGGAAGCAATTGGTTCGTCTGAATTCCAGACGTTCGGATTGCATCGGTTGAATATTCTGCATCCGACTCCATATTGGCCTGTCCAGGATCATGAACCAAGAAATTTGATAAACCCATAATTCTCCTTTACACCGTGTAGCCTAAATCTGCACCAGCAACCCAAGCGTTATTCAGGTCCGCTCCAAACTTCGGAAGATTACCAAACACGAACGAATAGAGCACGGTTTGCGGCCTGGGAACGATCATGCCATTTATAATCAAATCCTGAATGATCGAAGTAAAACTTCCGGTCAGGATGATGTCAGCCGTCATGTCCTGATTGTCCGCGATGATGATTGTGCCTCCAGGAAACAACTCCTGCCATATTTCTTGCAAGCTTCCCACTGTTCCGTCCCACTGGTTCTGCGCGATCTGCGCCTTGATCAGAATTCGGTAAGTCGCGTCGTCCAGAACCGGACTAACCCCACCGCTCGGCTGGAATGGCACCGTTCTCGAGACGCCAGCAATCACCCCCAAAGTGTCGAGTTGTACTCCCTCCGCATAGTCAAGATCGAACGCCGTGTCGAGTTGCACCAAACATTGACTCGCGTCATCAAACTTTTTCAGAAGTATGTAGAGCAGAGCGTTCAGCTTTGGAGAGTTCGGCGGCTGATATTGAGATGCAAGCAACTGCATGTAATACCCGATCGGGAGAACTTCAATCGGCAAATTCCCGAAGTAGCCAGACCCGTAGCCTCCTATTCCGTACGGAAAGTTAAGTGGATCATTCTTCGGATTGATGTTTAAAGGCATTCTCTTATACCGATGCTATAATCACGTTTGCATTTATTCCTTCTGCAACTTGTGAAAAAAGAAGCGGAATGTCCACTGTTCCAGTAGGTGGCGTCCCGACTTGAATTACCGATGTGATATCCACCTCCGCCCCGCTTCCCTGGCCCCCAGTGGTTGGAACATTGTTCGCCACGGTGTATCCATAACCCGCGAGCGCACCAAGTAAGGGATTCATGCTGACCGCCTCTACATGCCCATCTCCAGGAAATGCTACCTGCACAACCGGAATATTCGCACCGCCGCTTCCCGCTTGGGTTGGCACGAGAAGGTTCCCTGCAAAGTAACTGTTTCCTCCTGTAACTCCCACCGTTACCGTTAAGATTGACCCACCGGCCCCAAGAGTGAGACTTCGAACCGTGAACTGCGGGTTCGAGAGATTCGGCGTCACTGACATGGCAACTGCCGTGATCCCTGAAGCCGTAACAAGCTCTCCAATTTCAAGGCTGTTCAGATAGTTCACGATGGCCGTTTTGATGGCAGCGAGCGTTGCTGTCGTGAAGCCCTGCAACCCGTGCACGGTCATGCTCACGAAAATTGGAACATAGCTGGGCCTGTAGAACCGGATGGGCGTAATGTACCCAGTGTTCGGATCGGTCACGTTAACAGAAGTTGTGCCGTTCGTGTAAGGCCCGATGCCGCGGTTCTGATAGATCGCTGTGGCAACATCTAAATCCGTGCCGCCTTCGACCACCATCGTTAAGGAATGAGGGGGCAGTCCGGCAGGAAGCGGAGCATTGGCCGGATAACCGTAAATCGTAGTTCCGTCGCTCGTCGCTCCTGTGGGATTCTCATAGGCCGATGACCGCGTGACGGCCGCTAGCGCCGCTACTCCTGCAATCGTTCCATCAAGCCGCGTCGAGGAAGGCAGCGCCACGGAGATTGCTTGGCGAGCCCGCAGCTTGGAATCGCTTTCAACTGGATTACCGGCTACCGATGCGGCGCCATTCGTCGCCGATGTCCATCCCCCCACCGGGCTTGCAATGATTGTAATCGTTCCAGGCTCTGCCACCACGTTTCCCGGCGTCGTGCACGTCACGTTAACGGTGATCGATCCTCCCAAAGAAATCATAACGGTGGTCGGCAGCGCCCACTGATTGCCGCTCGTATCCTGAACGAAGCCATTATTGATGACCGTTCCTGCAACCCCTGTGATCGTCACCAGCGCCGTTGAGTAAGTGAAAGGCAGGCGCGCGATTCCGTTCATCTTGCACACCCTGTCAAGGCCGGTCCCGATTGCGGTCAGTGGCGAAGATTGGTTGTATGCAAGTTGAACAGCCTTCTCAACGTCTGATTGCTTAAGGGAGATAATTGCGAGCATTTCATACACAGCCGAAGACGGGGAAACGTACTGTGAATTTCCGTATATTTCAAGAAAACCTTCAAGGTTTGAGTCCAATATATCAGAATACGAGTTGATCGTAATCCCCGCAGCCGTTATCTGTATAGGAGCGTAAGCCATAATTTTAACTTCCTGCAATCGAGGCAGAAGATCCCGGCGAGATCGTTACCGGGACCGGACCAAACGCCGTGTTTGCAACTGCCGAGTATTTAAAACTCCGAATAGCTGGGTCATAAATTACGACAGCATCCTGAACTGATGACACATAGGGCACGCTGAGCACCACTTGGTTCAGCAAACTCGCCATGACTTGCTGGCTGCGCGCCGTCCCTGGAGCGTTCAGGATTGATTGAAACATAGGCACGCCAAGTTTAATGTTTTCGAACCATTCTGCCAAAAACAGCCGCAAACTCGTCAGGATGGCCTGAGCCACCGCATAACCGTCCACGAGGGCGGCCTGGGGTACAAAGATGGGGTCATTCGTCGCGTCCAGCCTGAGATATTGAATCGATGGCATAGAATCGCGCCAGGATCGATTCCTAGCGCCCCTTCCCTTCTACCCTTAGAATCCCTCCAACCCGCCTAATTCAAGCGCCTAACGCTTCCCATGGGGTCAGAAACCAGCCTTTCGGTCCTCAAGTCACGATACAGACCGCGCTTGCCCCTCCTGAGCCGTTCTGGTACAGGTTGCCAGGCAGTAATCCCCCCGCCACCGCCAAGGCATTGTTCGCATAAACCGGCAACTCCGTTATGCTGATCGGTAATCCAAACAGACCCAGACTTCCCGATGAGTTGACGATTACTTTCGGCGCCGTCACCGTTATCCCGGTCTCCGCAATGTCAATTAGCACTGTTCCGTCGTCGCTCCGCAGTTGGGCCGAGGTTGTCGAATAATTCGACAGAAGCCGTTGCTGGTTCCAAGGTCCAGGGATGCAGAAACAGTCCGTCACGTCATGCCTGCGAATCTCAAACTGGTTTTGCACTCCTCCCCGCTGCCACCACAGGTCAAACGAAGCATCAGCAAAAACCAACAGGCATTCATCTCCAGCCTTCATCGGAAGCGTCAGCGAGAATCCACCCGCCCTTGGAAGAACCACCGGAACTTTGTAAATCGGAGCCACCGTAACATCATCAGGTCCGCTGTTCGTCCGAACCTGTTCCCGGATGGCGATCTGGACAGTTGCCGTCTGCCCAACAGCATCGAACGATTGAATGATTCCCGGGACAGCCACCCTCAAATCGACCACAGCTTGACGTAAAGCAGCCTTCCACTGTTCACTTTGAGCCGCATTTATTTGACTTGGCGTAAGTGGAGTCAATTGGGTTGAGGGTGTGCTCATTGCGTCACCCCCGCAGAGTTTGGAGTGAACATCCCGTTCAGCAACCCTTGTGCATAAGTCCGGCTGTATCCCGTGATTTCAGTTTGCCAGTCCGTTCCCCGCGTGTCGCCCCGGTGCCTAATCTGAGCCGCTACAAACGTCAAGTTCTGATCAAGCGGCGTCTGGATCTGGCCATACTGAACCTTCATTTGTGCGATGATCGTTCGATCAAGCTGCACCAGCATCGGAGGAATCTGAACCTTGAGGCGTGGATCTAAGAGCACGGTGAAGATCACGCCGAAAGGAGTCTGCCTGGGAACACTCAACACGCTCTGTGTTACAGTTGATTTCAACCCACTCGGATTGAAACCCGGAGGTGGAGCAGGGCTGTAAGTCAGCACGTTCGCCGGAGGCGCGGCTCCAGAATCCATCTCGCTCAGATATGCCTGCTTTCCGTCCATCCATTGCGAGAGGAAGTTGTCGCTCCCCATCTCAAAAAGGTACTTGCTAACTTTTCCGAACACCGTCTTCCCGCGCGGATATTGCTTGGATGCAAGAAGTTGGCTCGCTTTTGCGCTCTGTTGCACCGCAAACGTTCCACCGATTGTCGATACCATGCGGGCTACAAGCTGCGCCTGCGAAGAGAACGGACCTTGCGCGAAGTTTACGATATTGTCGTTGATCAGCGGGATGCTCGCCACGCAATGGAACGTAACCTTCGTGTTCACAACATCTTCCCTGTCGAAAAGAACCTGGAGCACCGGCCCGTCCCAAATGATCGAAGATATCGTCGGCCCGGCCTGGAAGCCAGCCTGAAAAGTAACCCACGTCGCATTCAATATCGCATTCTGCGCCTCCGGGTCGTTCAGGTTATAAACTGAAATGTCCGCAAACCAGAACGGCGAAGGCAGCGTGCTTTCCAGAACCTCGAAAGTCATGCGCAAAGCTTCCGGTTCCCAGGATTGCTGGGAGAGGATTTCTTTAGTGCCTGTCTGCCCTCCCGATGCATACTGCACCGTCAGGCTCCAGGCCCTTCCCCACAACGGGATTTGAGAGGTCGAAGTCTCCATAGCTTTTATTGCACCAACGGCAACCAATAAGTCGTCGAACCAACCGTCACCTGAGTGTATTGGACAACCGTCTACAACTCACTGTGCTGTTACTCCTGTGCTCACAGCCGTCCCGCAATTACCCGCGGAGATTGTCAAAGCCCCAATAGGAAGTGTACCTGACACAGTACACCGGTAGATCAGATTCGAACCTTCTCCGAGTACTACGCCGGCACTGTCACCTAAATGCACAATATCCGAAGAGTCTTTGCTGACCCCTTTTATAAACCCACTTGCTGCATGATTCCTGAAATTAATAACGCTGTTTGTTCCATCGCTAAGCGTGATGGGAGCGTTGATGAATTGCAGGTTCACACCCTTAAAACACTCCTCTAAATAAACCGCAAAAGCGGCTGGTCCGCATGGTCCTGTAGTAGAAAGAAAATTAAGGTCAGGATCTAACTCGGAAAGCGCGTAGGGTCCGCTGAACGTGAAGGTTGGGTCTCCGATGTAATTGTTCCCAAAGAAACTAAGAAAGGCAGTCTGTCCATAGGCAATACCCCCAAGAGGCGAGAATGTAAAGGTGTCTCCAGAAACTCCAGAAAAACGATTTCCTATCATCGTGAGCCACCCATTTTGCGTGTACTGAAACCAATTTGCTATCTGAGCTACACTGTACGTCGCGCCCTCGATAATAACGGTTGAACCGGAGACATTTATCACGCCAGGAAAATTGAACACATTTGTGACGGGTCCAGATATCTCCAAGTGATCGTTGATGAGCGTTGCATGGGAAACACCATTGGAAATGGTGAAAAGGTTTGTTACGCCGCCTCCTGTATTCGGACCTAAATAAACATTGTCCTTTGTCGTAAAGTCACCGCTTTGAACTACAAAGTATCCAGAAGTGGTATCCTGACAATTCATTTTTTCGTATAGAATAGCCTCGGTATTGACACCATCTTCATACCAACATAGGGCAGCATTGTTTACAGTTATGTTTTTAAAGGTGGCGGTATCAACCTGTCGGTTTGTGGAACTCCCGTTGTAGATCGCATAACCAGGACTCCCGGTTACATTGATGATATTGAGGTTTTCATAGATGTTTCCCTGAGATGATGCGGTCGTCGAAGTATTCGCCAAACCTATTCCTTCGCTATTATTTCCATCAATCGTGAAATTCGATGTTACACACTTCAGGCAGTCAGAAAAGTTAAAAACCGTTCCATTCGCCGCTCCTGTCCATTTTATTGATGCAGGAGAGGTGGCAACTGAAAATCCAACTCCTACTCCCTCTACAATGCATCCATAGCGGAAACCCACATTGATCGTCGCTGATGCCGTTACGAGGTTGAAGGCGCTCTCACCGAAGAACAGGCGGTCTCCAGAACCAGCGATGCGCGTCCATGACGACGATGCTCCGGGGATCAGGTCATTCAACCGCTTGAGGGAGTGCACGGGTCCAGCGGAGCCCCCCGGCGGAGTGCAGGTTCCGATGAGGACAGTTCCGGGGCGCGACTCCAAGATGTCCTTGGCATAGGAGCGGACGTTCTGAAGCAGCGGGTATACGCCGGGTCCGGTGATGACGCTCACGGCGTCACCTCTACGTCACTCTCTCGCCGTGGTGCCTTGGCCGCTTCGCGCTGACTCTGCCCCTGTACAGCGTCTAGGTAGGTGCTGGTCCCCCGTAGACGGTCATTGTAAATCCCCGCCTCCCGAACAAAATTTTGATGCAACGCTATGCCCGCCAATGCTTCATTGCCCCCTTCCTTGAAAAGGGCGAGTGATTGTCCTTCGTCCAGGATAGCATCGAGCTGTTCCTGCCCGAGTTGGACGTAGGCGCCGTTGTTCGCCGGGATGTTGGCATTCGTCACGAGGTCCAGCGTAACCGAGTAAGGTCCTGTCGAGTCCGGCTGCGGGCAGGGCGCGATGAGGTTCAGGCCCGCCGAGATGATGGAAACTGGTTGCTGTGTCGCGGTAGGAGGTGTCTGCCATCCTGTGAAAAACGAGTCGGCGTCTACCACGGCTCCGGTTGGACAGACCACCCCATTGATTTGGGCTTGAATGATGACTGCCATAGTGCGGGCGATTTCGACAAATTCTAGATAACGCTGCCGGCAGTAGGCGGCTCGCTTCAAGTCCTGCGCTTCTCCGTCTTGGCTCAGTAAATCAGCCATGGCGCCCCACTTGATGGCGGGAGTCAGGCAATCGAGGATGCCGATGACTACTTCTGCGGCGGGATTGAGCGTGGGGCCGGTCTGGACGGTCAGCATGTCAAGATTTCCGCTGGCTATCGGTGGCGGCATGAGGCGCATTTGCAGCGGCGATTCTCCAAGAATGTCGAACGCGAGAGGTTGCGCGGGTTTGACGTTGTAGCCCGGCTGAAAGGCTGATGATCCGAATTGCGATGACCGCCAGAGCGGACTGTAGGAACTTCCCATCAGTGAATCACCTTCACGTTATAAGTCGTTGCCGTTGGGGTTCCCGCCACGATGCATATGACACTCACGGTGATCGTATCGCTTCCAGACAAATATGCCTGCACGACGAACCCCGCGCCGGGGTCTCCCTGTGTTACCGGAGTGGCTATGATCGTGGCTCCCGCCGCCACCGCCGCGCTTGCCCCCGAGACTGAAACGGTGCCAGTTGCCGTCTGTCCGAGTGTGAGCGCAGAACCTCCGATGGATGAAGTTGTCCCGCCCAGACCCGTTCCCAGATTAGCGACTGGAGTGATGCTCGTAACGGAGAGCGGGGCGGTCCCTGTAGAAATCGTCGATTTGAGCTGGCCAGTTGTTTGGATCGCTCCGGTTGTATTCGCAGAAGGTAGCGCTCCACTGGGGGTCACCGCCCCTGTATCGGTGAATACCACAAACGTCCCATACCCAATAAACGTCAGTGTCTGGCTCGCGGGGACCGGAGTCGGAGTCATGAGCAGCTCCGCTCCAGCAGTGCGGCCGTAAACGTTGTATGCAGCCGCCCCAGGAAGGGGTATCCAGGTTATGGACACAGAGTAGGTGTTGGGCCCTGCTCCCGTGGTAAGGCACCGTTCTGGAGACCAGGCCAGAGTCTCACCGCCGACGCCGTCCAGTGCGGAAACTCGATAGCAGTAGGTCGTCCCGGAGTTAAGCGTTCCTGCCCCCGGCCCCGATCCAGACTGAGGCCCATTCCAAGTTGGAAAAGGCAACTCCGTGACGGTGAGAGCAGGCGATGAAAGAGCCCCCGAGCTTTGCGGTCCCGGAACTACGATTCCCTGGACATCTCCAACTTTAACGATATCGCTGGTTGCTTTACTTAGGCCATTCACATCGGCGTTATTCGCATGATTGCGAAAGGCCACCGCGGTATCAGTGTCACCAGCGCGAACCAACCCGGTACTCGGAATAAAGGCGGCCGCCTGGGAGGACAAAATCGAGGCATTGAGATAGTTATTAAGTTTGACTACCGACGGATTGTTCACCCCTCCACTGTCACCAACCGAAGTGACGGCGACAGGTTGATTGTTATAGTAGGTAGGGAGCAAAAGGTTAGATCCACCACCATCATAAAACGGAGCATATCCTGAGGCATTCTGGTAGAAGTTTCCGCTGCTATTAATCGCAAATGGACTATTCGCAGTGAAAAGAGGAGAGCCGAGTTTTAGCTTGGCGATGGATGATCCTGTCCGTGTATTGTAGAGCACGTTCCCGAATAGATTGATCGATCCTCCATACTGAATAACGAAATCATCTGATGGGGCACTTGACTGAAACGAATTTGCAATGAGGGTGATCTGTGACGCTTCACCGCCACTCCCACTCACAGAACTCAAGAATCTGTGTCCGGTCACAGATTCACTTTCTACACCTTGGATAAGATCACCGTTGTCATAACCTGATAGCCTTATATCCGAAACCGTGATGCCAAGCATAGAGCCGCCGATGATTTGTATCGGTCCTTGATTTATACCCGCGTCCACTCCATACTGCGAGTTGTAAAAAACCCCGCTGTAGATGAAGTGAAGTTTGCAATTTCCCCCTTCAGGAAAAGCGATCCCGGCAGATGCTGTCCCCGAACCGTAAAGGAGCGGATTGTACAGAGTCATCGTATCAACTTGGGACGTTCCACCTGAAGTGGGATTGCCAATTACGATTCCCGCCGACGCCGTTCCAGGGCTTGTTACCCAATCCGTTGAACTATTCGGCATCTGCATCGTCGCTACGCGATTAAGGACTCCGTTCGATGACCCTGCCGAATATCCAACCTGGGCTGAAGAAGAATGAGCTTTCGAGAATGTTGCTGTGAATGTGCTGCTGTCCTTAGCCGTAACATAAACCAGTTCAGAATTTGGACTTGCGTCGATAGTTAGCAGGGTACCAACAGTGATATCCGACATTGAGGCGGGAGTAACGGTCTGTGAGCCAGGAGCCACCGCAGTACCAAGCGTCGTATTGATCGCATTATCCGCCGAGATATGCAGCCCGATTCGCGCTAATCCTGCTTGATCTAGCGTGATATCTTGGATGAGGAATTTATTGGCCCCTTGAAACTCCAGCATCGTACCACCAGCCGGCCCAGCCCATAGCAAGACGCTTCCCAAAGTTGTTTCTCCGCTTCCTTCTCCGATAACATGAATCGGAACTCCGGGGCTACCTACATAGGTTATCGGGGAGGTGATCTTGTAAATACCAGCCGGGAAATATACCGTACCACTAGCAATCGCGGATCGACCGTTAGTGAAGATATCGAAAACCGATTGAATCGCTCCGGTATCATCGGATGTTCCGTCCCCATTCGCACCGTAAGCCTTAACATTGTACGGCATCCCGCTGTCAATAACGGCGAAGTTGTTGTTGACCTGACCTCCCCAGTTAGTATTCCCTATGGGCGGTTGGTACAGCTTATTGATCGGGGTGTAAGATCCCATTATCGTCCTCTTCCTGAAAATATTTTACAGCCCCCACGGTCCAGTTCCCCACGGCTCGCTTCCCCATCCCTCTCCTGGTGGACTGGGTACAGGCACTTTATATACAAACTTCTTTGGAGTTATTGGAGCTGGCGTCCGCTCATTTACCGGAGTGTCATCCCACAGCAGAGAGAAGTTTGCGCCAAGATCGTTGACTCCCGGATAGTCTGCTTCCGAATTCCCATTGTTAATAATGAACGCGCTTCCAATGGCCAGATAAACTTGCTGTGCCAAAAGGTTCGCACCGGGATACCAACCCGTAATCATCGGGATGGAATCCGCCAGCAGGTTTCCGCTCACATCGAAAACTGACATCACCCAGTAACCGGCCATCGACGACCACGAGATCGTAATGTTCAGCGTCAATGGTGCACCATCAACCTGAAGCTGCACGGAGAAGCTTTGGTTGGGATCCGAACTAAGTGGAATGACTTGTGCGCTCAATTCTTCTCCTACGGTGCTAACTGCGGCAGATTGCTGGTATTCACGCTCGACCAGTTCCCCGCTCCAACAACATGATCAGCCTGCGGTAACGTCTGGCTAATGTTCGCCGGTACTTGGTTCTGACTCACCTGCGATGCCGTTGGTGACGTCGGATTTTTTGTTCCTTGAGCCGTTGAATTCGTATCTTGCGGCCGCGCGCTCTGCACCACCACTTGAATGTTCGCTACAAAGATTTCTGAGAACGTAACCCTGGCGTTGAGCGATGCGAACGTTTCTGCTGTGTCTTCGGCTGCAAGATTCTCGATCACCATGTTTTGGTAATTGCGAAGTTTCGTATTCACAATCAGAGGAATCCTCGCGAACATCATCGCGAGTAAAATCTGGTAGGCTGAAACGCTCTTCGTTGAACTTCCAACCCATAAGCCCTGCGAGTAGCTATCCATCGCGTCCGACATGCCAATTTCAAGCGTCAACCGCGCCGGCTCAATGTAGGCATGGTCTGATATCGATGCCCCGGTCTGGATGGGATGCTGTGTTTTCGTCACTCGCTGCTCATGCTCGTTGCGGATCACCGCATCAAAAACGTAGGTCGTCTGGCTTTGCGGAAGCGTTGCCGTGATGCCTTCCGAGTTGTATTGCGCCGCCGTGGATTGGCCTGGAAAGATCAGCATCACAGTCTGGATTCCCGGTTTTTGATTCCACTGCGGAGGTCTGTACGGTCCGTTTCCCATCTTAGTAGGACCACCCAGGAGCTGAAAATTCAGCCAGATTTCTTTGCGTCTGCTTCTGCTGCGCTTCCGCTACTTTCTTTCCAACCTTGTTTGCAATCTCATCCGCCGTCGCGTTAGGATTCGTCACGTTGACGTAAACGCTGACATTGGTTTCTACATGATCCGCAACTGGCCCTTGCGTCCCAGAGAACCGTTGCATGTTAGCCAAGTAATCTTCCGCTCGGCCGCTCTGAACATATGAGTTTCGACCTTCTCCATAAAGCATCTGTACAAACTCATGCATGCTCGCCGGCACATGGCCCCAGCGTTTTATTTTATCCTGAATCGTGCTCACATACATCGCATTGTAATCTCCGACCGATCTGAATCCGCGGAGGCCTGCCTTCTCGCCTCCCGGGTTCATGATGCCGCCTAGGTTGTTCAGCAGCGCCATGCTGAGCGATTTAAAGCCTCCTGTTTCAACGGCCTCTTGAGCGATAATCCATGATGCTGGGATGCCAAGCTGGGCAGCGGCGGCGGCAGCGTATCCGGGAGCTACCTGCTGCGCGCTGCGCAAAGCCTGGTCGCGATCCCTGTGGTATTGCAGGGCCTCTCCAGCGCCCAAGCCGATGGCGCCGCCCACCACGATCCCCGCAGGACCCCCAGGAGCTCCAAGCACCATGCCGCCCACCATTCCGCTTGTCGGAGTAATACTCTGGCCGGCAATCTTCATTTCGGCAGCAGCCGCACCGTATTTATGCTCTTTGAGCAGAACCGCAGCGTTAATAACGTGCAGAGCCGCCGTCTCCACGTCAATGATGCCCTTCACGAATTCCGTCATCCATCCAAGCGCTGTCTGGATGGCGCGCGCGATCTTGTCGAAGCTTAGCGCTGTTCCTTCAAGCGATTTGTCTCTAGAAAGCAATCCAATCAGGTTGGCGAACGCGGTCCCAGTCAACTGTGCCACCTGAGCCGTTTCACCCAGGATGGTTCGCACGTCCATCAACACGGGCTTGAGGTTTGTAACAATCCATTTCGACACTCTCGGCATATTCTTGATAAGCCAGTTGTTGAAATTCCTGAACCGTTCGAGAAGACCGTTCACGTCCGTTCCGAAGGCCCGCGCAAAGTCCTTGATGACAAGGAATGTTAGGTATTTCAATTCTACACCAAAACGCGAGAACTCGAACCGAACATCACGGATGCGGAGCATCTGATTCTCGAAGTCTGGCCCCAACTCCTTCGTCATCACCTTTTGGTCTTCTACTAGTCGATGAAACCGAGCAGCAAGTTCCGGATCCCAAGCGATGTTTTCAAGCGGCTGGCCGAGCGCATCCATCGCAATCTTCAGCTCGCGGGCCACGGGCAAGCTCGTATACATGCGCAGTGCGAACAGTCGATACTCTTGGTCGGCCATCGCCACGTTGTCGGCGAGGCCGAGGAATCCAGCACCGATGCCGGCGAATGCCCCGGTTATTCCAGTTTGAATTGTCAGGAATTTCTTTGCGATGTTCGAGGCGTTGATGTCAACAAGGTTGGAGGCTTCGCGCAGAATCGCTTGGAAGCGACCGTATTGCACCGGGTCAGCAGAAAAACCCAAACGCACTAAATATGAATCAAGGAACCCAGGCATACATACCTTTGTGTTATAATATTCTCATGGCAAAACCTATCGATTTGACCAACCAAATATGCGGAAGACTCACACAATAAAAGATTGGGCTGAAAAAATAGGTATGAATCTAGGCACAATCAAACAAAGAATAAATAGCGGCTGGCCGCCAGAGGATGCGCTCCGATTGTCCCTTCATACGTGGCATTAATCACCTTTGTTTTCTCAGCCATCCCGCATACCGTTTTTCGTTCTCGGCTTTGTTGTCCATCACCGCTATGATCTCAAGCAAGTCCTGAAAATCATAAGTCCCATCGGTCAGTTCGTGCTGCTGCCAGAAGCCTTCCATAACTGGCCGCCAGGCCATTGCTTGCAAATGCTCAGGGAACTCGGCGGGCTCAAAGTTCAGCTTTGCCCCATGACCGCCATCATCCCTCCGTCCGAAAAAAAACCCGAGAAGTTAAACACCATCGTTTCCAGCATCAGCCGTATGATCAAACCGAAGTCATCCGCAATATCAGGCAGCAGCCCGGTGGCCGTCGCTATCGGCATCGGCAAATCGTTTGCCTCAAGCCGCGCACATACCGCAAGACATTCCTTCTGAACGTAATCATGAAACTCCTGGTCCACGTTCCCAAACAGCGCCGCGGAGCAAATTGTCCTTGCAATCTCTTCCGGAGACGGCTTCTTTGCGTTTTCTATCGGTGCAGTCTGTTCTCTTGCCTGTGAACTCTCGCCGCCTGCCTTGATGACCGCGCCAATCACCTTCATCAAGATTCCGGTCCCCACATTCGGCTTGAACTTGCCGATCTGGTACCACGTCCCATTGACTTCGATCTTCGTCGTCTTCTCTCTCATGCTGTAGCTACCATCGCTTTCATGCCGATTTTCTTGGAGGCCTTCTCCGCGAAGAACCCAAGCATGCCAGCAAATATTTTGGCGTTCGCCGGCGTCAGCGCCAGAATCTTGTTGTGCTCGGACGGAAGTTCCACGATCACTTCGCCTTGTTCGTTAGCACTCACCCTTATGTGGCCCCCTTGCCGCCATCGCGCTTCGTTTGATGTTTCACGTGAAACATTCATTGAGTTGAGGATTCACCCTTTGTGCGTGGTGTTTCAAAATCCGCATTGCAAACTTCCGGTTGATCCATGCTCAAGATAACGCCTCCGAGCCTGTCTCCCATAGCAGGGTTCCATTGAAGATTCCAATCAAACTCCACTACCATCTTCCCTTGGCGAGCTTTTGTTCCATTGACACCTGCCAGCACAACGTTTCCCTCGTCAATCTTCGTGACGATCCCACACATCATCTGTCCACCGATGCTCATTACGACGCGGTTTCCTTCATAAATTCTCTTTCCGAATTGGTCGTTGATCACAAATCCTTCCTTTCTTTACTTTTTGCTATTGCGTTACCACATTCGCAGCGAGAAGCGTCCATGTGACGTTCTGGCCATCGGACGCATATGGCTTGTCGGGAATCTTCTGAAAACTCACTCCCGACAAGTAGTGACCAGATCCGTCAAGGATCGTCCGCAGGCTGATCGTCGTTCCTGCCCATCCCGAAATGTCTCCGCCGTTCGCCGCCGTGATGCATGCATTGAACAACCCGATCAAAGCATGATGAAGCGAAGAGGTCTGCTGCATTTCGATGGTGATTTCTCCGTTGTCTCCGGCTTTGTAGGTCGGCATGACCGTTCCGTCCGCACCCACGTGATGACTCGTGCGTTCCGTCAGCATGCGGATCGTGATTGTTCCGTTGCCGATGTTGCCGCCCGTCAGTGGAATCGTCGCAGAGAGAAGGTTATTCGACAGTACCCCGGTTAAATCTTTGAAACTATAAGTTGTAGCAACAGGATTCTGTCCAAGCAATCCAAGTGCGGTCGTTAGCAGTCCACCCATGATTCACCTTCTTTTCTAAGCTTCTCATGCAGTATTTTCATAAGCTAACACTGACAAGCACCTGCACGGTATGCACAGCCCCCGCCTCCAAGATCGTCGCGTAGATCGGCATAGCCTTGCGCGCCGCGCGGTCGCCGGCTGATTGACCGGCATAGGATTGTGCTTGCACGCGGTACCCGGATGGCAATGAAGTTCCGGTCAAAAGATTGAGAATGGTCGCTCCGGTGTAAACTCCAGGTCCGATATAACCGATGCTTGCCAGGTTCGCGCATGCCTGCTCGACGGCCTGAATCAGTTGATGCTCTCCAGGGTTCGTCTGCGGGACCGATGGCGTGCTGATAAGAACATTCATCAAGTTGACCTGAATCTCATTCACCAGCATGGCTCGGAACAGGATTTGGTCCATGTAATCTCCGCTCGAAAGCTGTCCAGCCCGCAGGTATCCGATGTATGGGCCCCATGTTCCTACGAAGCTGCAATAGGCGTTCAGGATCGCGGTTTCCTGCGCTTCGCTCACCGGCTCTGGCGCCACGTCGGAAATGGGTTTGAGGTTCATAGTGAAATAGGAGCCAGCGAGTCCGGTGTTCAATCCGCAGGCCAACCCCATCAGCGCCCCAGCGCCGTAAACGTTGTTCGGATACTCCGCCGATTGTGTCGTCGTGAACATCAGCATCGCCTTGTATTTCAAAGCTTGGAGTTGTAGCGCGACGTTTCCGGCAGTTCCAGCTTCAATCGCAGTCGTTGTGGAAGCCCCCACGTAAAGCGCCGTCTGCCAGTTGGCATTCGACCAGGCAGCAAGCGCCAAGTGGTCAGCGTCAGAAGCGTTGCAGCACATCACGAAGTACCAAGGATCGTTGTAAGTTGAGCACGCTTCTACAGCCTGAAGGTAACTTTCTCCAACCGCTGAGATGTCCACGCTCATGCCTGAACCGGTTCCAGTTACAGTTGTGGTCGTTTCTGTTGTGGCAGTGAAACCTGTTCCTTGATTTCCAATCGTGGTTCCAAGTTCCACGGGGATCCCACCCAGCGCAACCTCAAGAACAGTCAGCAGAGCATTCATTCCGCCCGCCACGCTGAAGGTGGTCCCGGCAGCATAGTTGCTGAGGCCGGGAAGGATGATTGTTGCGTTTGATACCGTAGTGAGGCATTTTACTGAAAGAATTGCAACCGTTCCGCTGTTGATCGAAACAATGATTCCGATGAGCGGAGCTCCAGCCGCTCCAGCACCAGGAACTACCACCACGCTCCCCACGTCTCCGGTAACGAACGCCGCAGTTGAAGATGAAAGGTATGTCGGGTTGCTGCTGGATGACATTCCGGCGTCTGAGATTGTCCTTCCGCCTGCCGCAGCGATGGTCACGGCCGCTCCGCTCACCGTCGTTGTTGCCCCTGTATTCAAAACCGCCACAGTTCCACTTGAAATCGACACGATGATGGCGGAAAGATCCGCTCCAGAAGTTCCTGCCCCTGGTACCCGAACAGCGCTTCCAATATCTCCGCTTACGAATGAGGCGGTGGCCGATGACAGCTGGGTTGGGTTGCTTGTGGATGACATTGCCCCATCCGCAACCCTACGGCCATGCGGATAAACCGTCTGGATCGCCGTCAAGTCCTGCCGACCAATCCACACTTGAGAAGGAACTTCATTCTGCCCAAAGTAAGCCTCGGCTGCGATGTATTCCGGGGAAGCGTTGGTAAACCCTGCCGAGAGCATCGCCGCAGTGCTCGGGAAAGGTTGTAAGCGGGGATTTGCTCCATAGGAAGGAATCACCGTCGATGGCCCAACGATCAAACCTTGGTTGAACGATTCCGGCGCGATGGCGTTCGTCGCGGCTGAAACTATGACGCTAACAAAATCTCCGACCGGCAGGGGGCCTACCATGATGTATCTCCTAACTCTTCGTAGTCGTGAAATCCGCGGTCACGCCAGAATTGTCATTCACGATTGTTTCAACGCTCAAAACTGTTTGATCCTCAATTGTCTCTGTCACAAATTCGTGGTAGGTGGCTTCAAAATCTACCCTCTCCCACCATTGACCATTGATGTTTTCTGGTGCTCGTATCGGCTCTGGATAATCTGTCACTGCGAACAAATTGCTTTGCGCCAGGGAGTAGCAGGCCCAATCTTGGAAGAGGCCGCTCTTCAAAGCCCGCGCATTGTCCGTCGAGTTCGGACCATAGAAGCACCAGTGAATTTTCCATGTCCGCGTATAGTTTTGAAGCTCCGTGTCAAGATCTCCAGGCCCAGCCTCCAAGAACTTATACCGGATCTTATCATACGGATTGTCCTGGGTCATGCACCGGATGTAACAGACATCAACTGATACTTCTGCGAACGGAGCGCCTTGAGTTGGAAATTCAATTCTCACAGCGGAAGATTCTGCCACTACGGGCTGCCCAATCATTCCGAGAGTGAGCTGCTGGATGAGCTCCTGAATCTCCGAAAGAGTTAGCGCACTTGAAGCGAGTGTTTGTCCCGAAGGGTATAGAGTGCTCGTCATCCCGCCGCCTTCATCCGCACGCAAATCGCCTTGTAGTAACCGAAGTTTGATGCATTATCAACCCGCATGACCCGGTATGGCTGTCCTTCCCAAATCAAAATATCGCTCGATCTCGCATGTTCCGCGCTCGTCGTATAAAGAGGATTCACAGAATGAAAAACCCGGTCTCCCTTGATGACGTCCCCTTCGGGTGTCATCATGATGTCTTTTTGACTTGCCACTCTAACCACTCCGAATCCTGAAAGATTCACCATCCGTGAAGTCCATGTTCCGTTCAGGTATGATCCATTCGAGCGCTGGATCGTGAACGACTCTGCGAATTCTGCCGAATTAACCACTGCACTGACTTCGATCATGGGTTTGACTTCTTCGCGTTGTCGAGTTCAAGCTGCTGCACCTGCGTCGGCTGTCCGGTATCGCCGCGGATAACAAAAACGATGGAAGCTCTAAGCGCCCCCGTGTCGATCAGAGGCCGGTCCGATCCTTTCCTACGAATCGTTGAGGGTGCGTTCGGAGGCCATTGATTCCTGGCGTCCGTAAACCATGAACGGGCTGCATTCTGACCTGCTATTCCTGCCCGCTTCAAATACCTCAAGGCCGCATCCGGACCCGCCGTCCTCGAACTTCCGCCGCGCAACATCGCCGCAGCAGCTTCTTGCAATTCTTGCGCGATGATTTCACGGTTTCCTGGCGAATTTATAGCAGGTTCAATAACAGGACGTGGTGGAATGTTTTTCTTTGGAGAACCGTTCGTCATAATAAACATGAGTTCCGCGTTGTTGATTTTATCGCCGCGCCGCGATGCTCTCTCTTGCGGAATCCCTACCAACACTTCCATCCTCTGCAATTTTGCGAGCGCGTCCCGGAACTCCTGCTGGCTCGTAACGTTCTTCATGACTGTGATCGTTGGACCCATCTTTACTTATCCTCAAACCTTGCTATAATGACAAAGGCTCACCACTATTTACATTCAATATAAAAGCATCGGGCCACTACCCACGACCTTAGCCCACGTTATCAAAAGTTGACCAAAAATCGTGAGATTCCAAGAACCCCAACTCACCAACCCTTGCATGATTTGGTACGAAACTGAAACATCACCCACCGACTTGCTTACGGTGATCCCAATCGATAAACCCTGTGCAGCCGCCTGTGCTGTCGTGGCATTCGGATTGCCATCTGAAACTGCGTACAACGTTAGGAAATGACTTATGAACCATCCCATGGCTGTTGCCCATTGCGCCTGCCACCGCGCATGAACCAAGCAAGCGTTCGCAAGATTCAGGTACGCCAAGATCACCCCAAATGGAACAAGCGGAGCCGTCCAGACGCTCATATAGGTGCTTACCGATTCCTTCGCCGGAAGCGATAGCGTCACCGTAGCGCTGGCCAAGGTCAGCGTATAATTCTGGGCATCTCCCGGCTGAAGCAACTGGCCTTGGTTGAATAATTGGGAATCAGCGGTCACTGCCGAACCCGGCACAGTGAAGTTTTGATCATCCCCGCTGTTAACAGGAACAATCGCCATCCCACTGCCGATGAAGAATTGCAGATTGAAAGTTCCAGTTATCAGAGGAAAAGGAAAGGCTATTTGATTTCCGATGATCGTGTAATTATTCCCCACTCCTGGCTGCAGGTATTGTCCGTTGTTAAACAACTGCCAAATCTGGCCGGATGCTACAGCGTAGGGGATCGTAAAGTTCTGATTGTCTCCAGAATTCTGAACCGGTAAGGATGTCACCGGGCCAGTGAACCATTGCAAATTCCAGGATCCTGTCAAAGGCGCAGGAAAGGTGATCGTTGCATCTCCACCTGGTGAAATTCCTGCGATCGTCGTTCCAGCCTGAATTCCAATTCCGGAAACAGGACATCCAAGCGTCAACGCAGAGATATTTACCACCATGGCGGTCTGGCTTCCCTCCGTCAGGGTGGCGCTCAAAAGCGAGGCAGTCCCTCCCCACTTCGGGTACATCGCTAAAAAGTCCTGGATCGTGTAAGGTGGGTTTTTTCCGGTTACAAGGTTGGAGGCTCCGGCAAATGAAGGCAGGCTGCCGATGGCATCATAGCCGATCCCCCAGCAGGTGTCCAGCCATTGGTCCCAGTTTGGTGTTGGGTTCGCACCCATCGTACCTCACGCTAATTTCCTTTTCAGTTAAGCTTTCTTGCGCTTTCCGTTTGGTGCTTGAAGCTGCAAGCCCGAATAATCGGAGTCATCTTTCTTGTCTTCCGCGTCCTGCTCGCGCTTTGCTTCGTCGCGCTTGTCATTGCGGTCTTGCTTTGCCTGTGCCTTCTGTTCAGCTTTGGTTTGCTCTTCTGGGGAGTCAGATGATTTTTCGATCTCGGGCTCTGCAACCGGCAGCGCTCCAGTCTTCAGCACCTTCCAAGCCAAGAATTCCTCATGCTCGGATTTTGAGATCGTAATCTTGTCGGCGTCAGTAGGATTCGCCAATTCGCGGATCTTTCCATCGTCCAGCGCCGCTTGATACGTTCCGGTTTTGCGGATCCAATCTTCTACAATAACCGGGCCAGGACCGGCAGGAATGAATCGAACGTGATGGCCCGGCTCGTGAAACTTACAGCTTTGAGAGAAAATTGCGTGCATCGCAAACCGCCTTTCCTTTCCGAGATCAAGTTAGATCAGCAAACTGTTATGCTTTCGGCAATTTTCAGCCCTATACGTCAAATTGCGTCTAAATATTCCACTGTCGTAGGCCGGAAGAGAGCCACAACGCCCAGGGCCCCGCTGAACAGCGTCTCGTAAGCTCCGCCCTTACTGACGGTTGGCACGGTCATCACTTTTTGAATCGGCTGCGCCACCGTTAGATAGAGGCTCTTTTCAACCTTCTTGTACGCCACCATGCGCGATGAGGTTCCAGTTCCCTGCGTTGAAATCCAATTATCGGGAAGCGGAAGAATTGTCAGGTCGACGCCCTGGCGCCGCGCCACATTGTTTGCCAGGATGTATTCGAGCGCTGAATTGAACCCGCCGATAGTCATAGGCTGATTGAGCAAAGACCAGTGCTCGAAGTCCACCAGGATGCTGTCGGCCATGCCCTCTATGTCGTAGCCTGAATTCTGCTGGGTCGAAAGCAGCACGGTGTTTATATCGTTCAAGATTTCGGTGGTGTTTTTCTTTGACCATGCCCTGAACCCACCTCCACCAGGTGCAGCCAGCGAATAACTGACGTTCGTGTTGTTGATCAATCCTGGCTGGTTCGCCCATCCGAGATAGGTCAGCCGGTCAAGGGCTTTTCCCCAAATCAGCTTCACGCCATCGTCAAGGACTTGCTGGATAGAAACGGGAGCAGGGATTCCGAGGCGCTTTGCGTCTATCAACCGTTGCAGGTCGATGAACGTAATCATCTGTGTTGCCTGCCACGGGATCACGGGCCACGTTCCCTTGATGATATTGGCTTGCACCATTGGGATTTGGGTGTTCTCTGTGCCTTGCAGGCCGTATTGGTTTCCTCCGGTCGTCGCATAGTCCACCGCCCAGCGGGAAGTGTACTCGACATATCCGCCTCCCGACTTGATGATCATGTCACGCGGATGGGTTACGGCAGCCAACGGTTCGACAAGATTCGTGTCGGGAAGCTCTAGTTGCGAGGCCAGAAATGCCATACCCGATCCCGACGCCGCGTCAAACGCATAGGACTTTGAGAAATGAACCCCCGGGGTGGCCGAATCGAACGCCGCCCCAGCGCTCTTTCCGCGTCCGTAAAACCACGCTCCACCCGCTACTTGCGTTAACCCTGCTTTTGTCAGCATGTTCGTTTCTCCATTTCAGAGCCGATCAATTCCTTCTTGTCGAACCCTTTAAACTGCTTACCCCGCCACGCGGTTAATGATCGTAACTTCGGCAACGTTGTTTGAATCGATCACACCGGTTCTAAAGACCACATCCGGCAGAGGGATTGTGTAGCTGAACGTTACCGGTGTCCCGGCAGCGATGATTCCAACGGTATTCTGATTGATCGTGATCGTGTTTGTGTTGACGTTCGTAACGAAGGTTCCAGGGGCGATTCCAAGCCCAGAAACATATTGCCCATTTGCGACGTTTGTATACGACGCAACGGTTAGAGAAGTTCCAATCGCACTCGCCGTCATTGTAGTAGCGAGCGCCACGTCTGCCGACGCTTCGAGGTCTCCAAGCGTTCCTGCCGAACCAGAATCCACCAGGATGCGCAAGTACACCTGCCCGTTCGCGTAGGCGGTCCCGCCGAGCGGGATAGATACGCAGATCGAACCGCGTTCAAGAACTTCGCACATCTGGCCGGCCGCGTAGTAACCGACCTGGCTCGTGCCCGGAGGGAGCGGATATCCAAGGTATGTCTTCACCTCGCGTACCGCGAATCCAGCGAACGGAAGCACATTGGTAACAGGAACGATGGGAGCACGAGTCGGGGTGACAAGGCCAGAATTGTTGGTGATAAAGTCCTTGACCTGAGTATAAGTTCCCCCCGTCGAGTCCTGTTGCAATACCACGGGGTCTCCGAACACGATGTTGTTTTTGTTGCTCGCATTCGCAAGGCGTGCCACGATGAGGGGCTCACCCGCACCAGTCCGCGAAACTTGGCCAAGGAATCCGTTGTTAAGTCCCGTTACGGGAATCACAGCTCCGAAAGCACCCATGATGTTCTCCTGTCAGCCCCGGCATTGTTGCCAAGGGCTTTACGATGTATCAAACCATTTACTTCGCGCGGATTGCCGATTTCATCCGTGTTTCCATCGCTTTTTTGTAGATGTCCTCAACGTCCTTGGCCCGCTTCTGCATTGGCGTCAGGTCATCCACGCCCATCTTGGAAAGCTGGTCGGAGGCAGTCGAACGCTCCGCAGCCTTCGCAAATTCCTTGTAGGTTCCGCCGTTCTTGCTGGCGGCATCTCCGGCCTTGATCCGGCGAAGCGCAGTGTCGAAAGCCGCATGAACGGTCTTGTCTTTGGTGCGGGCAATGATTGGGCGCAGGCGCTTGAGTACGTCGAGTTGCGAGGACTTGACGATTGCTTTCACGGCCTCTTCATCCATCTGCGACTCCTCGCGCTCGTTCGGTGCCAACTCCGGCTCCGATTGAACGATTTCAGCGTCCTCCGCTTCTTTATTTTCGTCGTCCTCGGCCTTTTCTTCTTTCTTTTCCTCTTCTTTGTCGGCCGCTTTTTCCTCGGAGATTGGCTTAACTTCCTCTTCATCCTCAACATTCTCTTCGGCTTCCTTCTCGGACTCTCCGGTTTGTTCCTTGTTTTCCTTTTCTTCTTTGGCATCGGTCTGGTGCTCGGTCTCGCCCTTCTCTTCCTGGAAATACTGGCCCATCAACTTGCCGAGTTCGTCAAGGTCGACATCGACGGCTTCTTTCTTTTTGTTTTCGTTTGCAAGGATCAGATCAAGAGCTTTGTGCATCCGCGCGCCACGGTCATCTCCCTTCTCTTCTTTCTTCTCTTCGTCGCAGCTTTTCATGGCGTCCTTCGCTTTCCGCTTTTCTTCGGCCTCTTTATCGGCCTTATCCTTCTTTTCCTCGTCAAGCTGGCTCTGCGGAGGATCAGCCTTGCCCTCTTCCTTGGTCATTGCCGGCATGGCATCCATCACCATCGTGGCGATGGCTTCGGGATCGTCGGTCGTCTTGGAGAATTCCTTCAAACCAAGGCCAAAGAGATGCTTCCATAGATTTTTCACAGTGAACCCCTTTCGAGGAGCGGAATCATTGATACGCGCCTCTTTGCCAGCCCTTGCGGATTCCACAAGCGCCACGTGGTTTCCGATGATCTCGCGCATTTCGAGCCTGTCACCGGACTTGTAAAGCCGGTATGAGTAACCGCAAGAGAGTTGCCGGTCGCCGTTGCATATCGCTTGGATTGCCTCAGAACCAGTGACCAGAATGTCTGCCAAGATCGGCCAGTCTCCGGATTGCAATGGTTCGTCGCCCTTTCGGACATGCTGGACGTGCCCGGCATGGTGCTCTCGTTCATCATCGGGGCCAAGAAAGTTTTGGGGATGACGAACCGTGAAAGTTTTTCCCTCAAAAGATGCGAGAGTAGCAGGTGAAAACACCTGATCGGGTTCGCGCCATACCTCAACCTCATCGCCTGGCCCGCGATCCTTGACCAACCCGTCAGGGTCGGAGAGTTCTGAAACGAGGTATTTCTGGGAGCCTGTGCGTCCAATAACTGTATTGCGGCAGATGAGGTAGCCTTCTGGGGTTTCAGCGATATTCTCGCTAAGTTTCTCGCCGTAATACTTGACCCGATTGGCATCGAGGATTGCATTCGCACTCAAAATTTCCCGCCCGTTCGTGGATTAGTGATCTGCACGTGCCGCTTCACTTCGTCAAAATTCATCGGAGGTTTTGTCAGACTGCCCTGAAGTGCGTACTGCTGAGAGGTTACGAAGGCGTTTTCTGTGCGTACTTCCTGGCCAACTGAAGTGATCGCGTCTTTGGTCGATTTTCCAGCTTTGCTCATTGCGATGGCCACGGCTTGTCTCTGCGGCTTTCCAGCGTGGACTTCACGCTCTATGTTTCTTCCCACAACACCTTGCGAACTTCCTGTTTCCAGCGGCATGGTCAAACCTCTTAGCTCGGCAGCACCATCGCCAGTACTTGAGCCTGCACCGGCCCGGAAAGGTAAATCTGATTCTGAGTTGCCGAATCGGAATAAATTGCGGTGATTCCGGTCGCCTGGCAGTTGTCGAGAAGCACCTCACCGCCTGTCGCGGCACCGAGCGTCGCCAGGGCCGCCATCAGCGCCCCGCCTGCCTTGGTTGCTGAGTTAAGGAACCTGCACTGCTTGAACAGCGTCCAACGATCCAGGGTGTGAGTCGCAGCGGCGTAGATGATTAGCGCGGCCGTTCCGCTCCCAGTCACGTAAGCCGGGAAAATGCAATCTTCGAAGATGTTGCGCACGGCATAACTCGCAAACTCAACTGAAGCGTTTAAGGCTGTCCGCGCCGTGCTGTCATCTCCGATGGTGCATTTCTCGAAAAGGTTTTCTCCCGTGCTCCCAGAAACCAGAAGGTTTCTGCTTCCGGTATCGTTGGCTCCCACTGCATCGTTCATGCCGGCAATGTGGACATTTCGAAACACGTTCCGTCCGCCTGTAACGGTAAGGCAGATTTCAGCGGCAATGCCAGTCGTGAAGCCCTGGTAGAATTCAACATTCGAGAAAAAGCAGCCATTACCGGAAACAGTGAAGAAGTTCGCAAATGCGGCCACGCTGTTTGATCCGCTCAGCGCTGGAGCGATGCGGGCACGAAGCGATACACGTCCTGGAGGGCAGATACCCACGAGGTGGGTGGCATTCTTGTTCCATGCGAAGTTAGCGGACAACCTTGCAGCCCCGCTTGTCAGTCCGTTCGCAATTAGCGCCACAACATCGTTGTGCCCGTCGACCGTCAGCGCAAAGGCCGCTGCGAGAGTTAGCATGGAGCTCGCCGGCGATACGCCTCCGTTCGAGTCAGAGCCGTTCACGGGATCAACATAGTAGACATTTCCGGTGGTTTGTATCGCAGGAAGGTTGCTGCCAATCAGGTTGTTGTAACTCGGCGTGGCGCTTGACCCAGCAGTTGCACCTAAGAAGAGTGTTCCCATATTTGCTCTACCTCGCAGCTTCGTGCGGCTTCAATCGCTATTAACTTACACCCGATTTAATCTGGCGCAACGGTTATGATTGACTTTGCGAGACATCTCGGTTACATTTCTGACGAAGTTGACCCGATATGATACCCAATCATGTCCAGGAGAATACCTTGAAACATGCCCAATCAAAGAATGGAAGTCATCGGCTCGTCGATAGGACTCTCCGAAAATTCCTACTCAGCGACGCTGCCTATAACACGATCACGGACATTGCAACCAAGAAGCGCATCAGTCGCGTGGCCGTTATTGAATTGTCAATAGTTGAATATGCTAAGCAAGAGCAGGCAGCAATTTAAGGGAATTATATAGATGACTTCCTCGATTAAAAATGTGATGCCTCATAGCCGCTCGCCTCGATTTACGCCGACACTGGCGTCAGGTTTGACAGCTTGCGAGCCTCGCGCTTGTCGCGCCGAATCTTGCGCCGTTCCGCCTTTGTCTTTGGTTTGGGGCGGTATCGTAGGACCGCCCCGGCTATCACGTCCAATGCCTTTGGGACTTCTTTCATGCTATCAGCTCCTTATATGTGATTCGCTTTCCGGCTACCGCATTCACAAAACTTGCCAGACGTTCCCAGGTGTGGCGATCGACATTTCCTTCGTTCAGCCGGAAGGCGAACTCATCAACGTACCGGCCAAGATGCTTCACGCTGGCGTGGTGGTAGACTCCATGCAGGCCACGCTTGAGCACCGCCCACACGCTCTCGATTCCGTTAGTATGGGCCAATTCGCGCTTGTACTCACCAGCCGAATGATTCACGCTCTCTTGCCGGAAAAACAGGCCATCCATGTCGCTGTAGGCCCCTGCCTCGTCGGTCATGAGCGTAGAGCCGACTTCGACGCGGGCGTGGATGGCGCTCTGAATTTCCGCCATGCTCGTATTCTCAATGGGCATCGCCAGAGTTTTACCACCGCGTTCGCGCATCCCCAGGATGGGAGCCTTACCTACCGCTCCGCGCCCCATCTTGAGTTTGTCTTTTTCGTGCTTGTTGGATTCTTTGCCGCCGATGAACGTCTCGTCTATTTCTACGATGCCGCTCAGCTTAATGTTCTCATCGTTACACGCCTCGCGGAGCCGGTGCAGGACGAACCAAGCGCTTTTCTGAGTGATGCCGATTTCCTTGGCAAGTTGCATGGAAGAAATTCCCTTTCGGGCGGTCACCATCAGGTACATGGCGTAAACCCATTTGTGCAGAGGGACATGGGAGCGCTCGAAAATGGTGCGGGTCCGCACGGTGAACGTGAGTTTGCAGGCGTTGCAGCGGTAGTATCCCGATTTGCGGACAGTGATGCGTTCGCCGCTCTTGCAGTCAGGGCATTTGACACCCACAGGCCAGAGCAGACCTTCCAAATAGACGCGCGCCGCTTCCTCGTTGGGAAACGTCTCGAAAAGTTTAAACGTGCTGATTGTGGATTTGCTCACAGTGCCTCCAGAGATTTGCCGGGTTACCTACCGGCCCTCGGTACCACCCGAGAGGCTCCGCGAGTGCGGAGTTGCGCTCAACGGAGATTACAAAGTCAAGCGGAGAGCTGCCCTGACCGGCTCATCAGGTCCGAGATGACCAACGTACTCAGAGGCGTCCAATGTCGAGATGTTGCACTGATAGGCGTTCCGTTTCGCGGAGTGTTCTTCCCAGCGCACCAATTTCCCCGCACTCTGACGAGCTGCGTCCAGTGTGTTGTGGCTGCTCTGCACGCTATACCTGGCGTCGGGATTGTTGTCACGATGTGCATACCATGTGCGCTGCACGTCCGCCTCTGTTCCAAATGCGTAGACACCCTCGTTGGCAAATCCGCGAGTACTGATCCAAATCGTTTGGTATTTCATTTTAATCTCCTACCGCTGGTAGCGGCTCTGGTGTGGGTCACCACCCTTATTAACAAGACTATTATACATAACTGCCTCAAGGAAGTCAAGTACTTTATTGAGCCTGTTATCAGTAACATGCAGCGGGGAAGTTAAATATATAAGTCCCCAATTTAAAGGGTAGGAATTACGATCTGAATCCCGCTTCTAGTCCCGCCACTCTCCTGAATTGAACCCGCGTCATGCTCCGGATCGAGCCGCTTCGATACACCTTCGCAGGCCATGAGATTTGATCGAGGTTGATCAGTGGCAACATCACGCAACGGCAGTTAGGGAAACTCGCCGGCCAATCCGCGGCCGAGCGAGGACTTCTCTCCGAACAATTTTTCGGGCTGGGGCGGATCATCCAGCCGCATGAGAACCTTGTCAAGATTACGATGCGATGGACGTACTCTTGCATCCTCGCTGCTGACCCATTGGCTCCACTCGATTCCTAAATCTTCACTGCGAGCCCGCGTCAACGCCGTAGCCGACTTTGAAGTTTCGGTCCTGGAGATCAGTGCTGCCCGGCTATGTGTTAGGATAGGAATCCGCTTGCGGAGATAGGCCGCGATGGTTTCAGGCCGCAGTCCCTGGCGCTGGAGCCCTGAGATTTCACGGTTCACTGATTCACGGACTTTCTCAGGAATCGAACTGATGAGTTGAGCGTTCTCGGCCACGATCTCGCGCATCCGCGCTCCGATGCTGGTTTCCATTTCCGATTCAATGGCCCGATACATTTGCAGACCCCGGCTGGACTGTCGAGCAGCCTCTTTCCACGAACGCGCATTCTCGATATTGATTTGAGTCGCCATGCGGGCCGCTATCGTCGTCGATGCGTCCGCGAAGAAGTTTTGGAGGTTTTGCCAGTTTGACAACGATGCGACGATCTCGCCAAGCGAGGCTGCGGTGGGAACGGCGAGATAGGACTGCAGGAATTGATAAATTTTACGACGATACCAAGATTCAATTCGAAGGCGTCGATTCCATTGGCTTCGGTCCATCCGTTTCAATTTCTCTTTCCCTGTTCATCAAATCCCTGAAGCACTCGCGGCACAGGTCGTGCTGGATGTCTGACTTAATCGCCAGCCGCCGTGATCGCTTTCGGGATTTTCTTGGTGGCCAGAACCTTGTCGATGAAGTCGCCAACGCTTAGCGTTTCCATGCTTCCGAAGTGCTCGGGCCGGTCGTAGTTTGAAAAGAATGCGGTGCGCGCTTCCCACTCGGAGGAGAAGTCAACGAAGCACTTATCCTCATCAAACTCTGTGAACTTCGGGGCCCTCAGCGTGTGGACAACGTAAACCTTTTCGGCTCTGCGGTCAGACCCCATGAATACATAGACGTGATCCCCATCTACGCCCCTGGTTCCAAGTAGGTAGCCGTAATCGTACGTGAGCGTAACTTCCCACGGGTTTCCGTCGTGATCTGTACCCCTGCGCACCGATCCTGCCGGGTTCTCAATGGACACGTCCAGGCCGTGCCAGGTCAAGCGCTTTGCCAGCTTGCGCTCGTCCATCGCGCCGCCCGCAAGCTGCCTGAGTTCTTTCCGCGGGTTCGGCTTTGCAAAAAGTCCCGTATTCTCCCCGGGGCCTTTCTCCTTTTCGTTTCCGCCTTTCCCACTTTCGCCAGCTTCACCGGGTTCCTCTTCGCCCATACTTCCCATGCCCATCTCGCCGGGCATCTGGATCTCAGTTTCCATTTTCTCGATGTCTTCATTGGTAAGGTTTGTGAAGATTCCGGTTGTTTCGGAAAGCTCTTTCAATTCCTTGCCCGCGGTCTGCTGAGAAATCATGCCGGCATTATAGGTGGCGATGACCGGAGCAGATCCTTTGTCCGCCATGTCGGCTTTCTCTTGGTTTGTCATTACGCGAACGCTCGGGAACTTAATCGCCAAGTCGTCAGGAACTTCTCCCCAGCATGACGCTGCGATGATTGGGTACAGCTTCATCAACTGAGGCTTCAGGCGGCTCACTTGGTCATGCGCAATCTTTTCCTCGTAGTACCTCTCGTCAGCGTCATTCGTCTGCCCCAGTCCCCCGATGCTCTTCCCAAACAACCGCGTCATGGGAATCTCAGCGGCGCCGGCCGCCACCAGCATGAACTTATCGATAACGCCATCCAACCCCGAAAATGAGTATTGGGTTGCGAACAACTCTCCATCTTCCGGAAGAATCATCATGCTCTGGTTGGAGAGAAGCTGGTTCTGCGCTTCCATGCGGCCATAGAACATCTGGCTAGCGTTCTCGCTCATGCCCAGGCCCGACATCAACTCCGTCAAGTCTTTGTTGCGCTGCGCCAGGATTTGAGCACGAAAGAGAAGCTGGAGCATCGACCACAGCGAGTTGTCAAACATGCGGATCGCTTCGAAGGCAGGCTCGAGCACTGAAATTCCCCAATACTGCTGCGCCTGAAATTCAGGCTTGGGAACCTCTGGCCCCAAGAACCTTAGGATGCGGCTCGAGTGGATATAGAAGCTTTGTCCGCCGACCGCGGATTGAACGCTGTACATCTCAGGCAGGCCGAAGTCCATTGGAAGATTAAAACTTGAGGAGATTTCTCCGATGGGAGTTATCCCTACCCAGCGGTCGAACGGGATTAAGCCTTGATAGGAATGCGGCTCAACATCGTCTACGTCCAGCGGCTTATCAAGATGGTCCTCGTGGCCTTTGATGCAGATGAGGCATCCAGCCCCGCCGTAAAGCCTTGACCACTTGATGGCCTGTTCTATCCCAGAGGATGTTCCTGTGCTTTCGATCAGAGTATCAAATCGTTTGATGTCATCCGGCGACACCTCAGAGGCAATCTTGCACCAGTTCTTCGTCATGTCCTCGGATGGGATGTCCACGATTTTTCGGGCAAGGAACGAGTTGCGATACATCGTAAGGAGTAACCAAAAGTTAAGAGAAATCCTCTCCATCACATATTCGGTTGCCTCTGGAATCGAGGCTGTTCCAGCTCCCATGCGGGCCACAGCGTTGCGGAACGTGTCTAGCGCCATCGCCCTGCCCATGCCTCCGTTGCCATTGGTTTTGTCCGATGGTTTGATGGTTTGCTCTGCTTCTGGAATGTCTGTGTTGCGGCTGCCATCCGCCAAGAACAGCCTGCGGTCAGTCACTTTCACTCCCGTTCCTTTGCCGTCGCTCATGCCCACCCTCGATCACGATCGTTTCGGCGTAAGAATACCACAGAATTGTAAGAGGGGAAGGGTTTTGATGCGCGGGGGGAGTTACAGCAATTTGAAATATAGCAAATTGAAATTGATAGCAAACTGCTACATTAGACGCCAAGAAGGAATCTTGGTCTCGCATCCGTATCGGAAGGAATCAGGTCCATGGCTGTTTGCATGAAGCGGCTCCTCGATACCTCTAGCGCTCTTCTTAGGGTCCCAGGCGTAAACTTCCATGTCCTGAATCAACTGCTTGCAACGCTGCCGGTGGATGCGCACAATCCCCTTTGCCAAGCACGCGGAACTCTTCTGGATGCCAGGGAGCACATCGTTCTTGGCGTCACTAACCCAAAACTTTTTTTTCTGGAATTCAGCCTTCAAGCTGGCCGCGCTCGGGTCAACTATGATTTGAGCCTTTCGATCACCGCCAACAAACTTGTCAAGGTCGGCCGCATATTCTCCGTCTGTCTTCTGGCGCATCTCTTTATGAGAATCCCAGTAATACTGATTCATGATCCAGATCACCTTTCCGTCATCCCACCAATCCAGGAAGCAACATGGATTGTCGGTTCCGTAGTCCACGGTGACCCACCGCGCTTTTCTTAACCCCGCCGTCTTACCCCCGTATACTTCGGCCTTCATGATCTCGCTCATGTCCGAGTCGTCGAATAGTACCCGCTTTTCGTCCCATACGTCCCGGTAGATTGAGCCTTCGGCCATCACCCACAGGCCTTCAATGAATCTTCTGAAAAACAGACCACGATAAAGCATCTTCTGTGAGTTCTTGAATTGTTCTGTGAGATTTGGATTGTCGTCCATTGTTACATGAATAGAATCGAGCAGTCTGTTTTCCCGTAATTCTCGATTATCGAGATAATTTGTCTTGAGGTAGTGCAAGGGAGAGTCAGCATTCGTTGATCCGTAAAGCCTGGAGCCTGGAGGTGAGAGCCGCGTAAGCAGCATCTCGAAGAATCCTTGCGGCATAAAAACTAACTCGTCTGCAATACAGTATCCGATGGTTAACCCCCGGATATACTGCTCGCTACCTTCATCATGAGCTCCGATGACCACCCAATCTGTACCGCACAATCTGACCCGCCCGCTCTGGTGGTTATATGAAAAATTGCTAGTTCCCACGATGCTTGCAAGATCATACAAAACGTTCCGATAAACAGTTTCTTTTGTTACTCCAGTGAAGACTTTCCATCCGGTTACTGGATACTGACAACCATATAACGCCTTGGCGTGAAGTGCCCAACTTTTTCCAGCCCGAATTGAACCTTCGGCAATGTTTATTTTTGCGTCTAATTCAGGAGGAGTGAGCGCCCATCTTTTAAGGCGTTTCCCATAATTAAGTGTTGGAGCCATTGGCAGACTCTTCTGGCGTAGGTGGATTTATCTTATCCGAGAAAGGTGTAAGCTGCTGATGGTCTTCTTTCACCATCTCAGCATGAATACCGCGGAACTCATCCACGAGATCTTTTATGGGATTGCGGTTATCTTCGATTTCGATTCTGTCTCCGTATTTCTTTGGGTTTAAATGCGCCAGCACCCATTTGTAGGTGTCTATCTTCAGGCGACGATGGTTCGTCATGTCGGAAAGCTTGACTTCTTTTTCTATGCGCCGGCTCTTTCCAACTCCAATATCCCTGACAAGCGTCGTCTTTCCATCTTCAGTCATCCCAGCAGTGCTCATCATTTCGTCATAAATAACCCTTTCTTGTTCTTGCTTCGCACGCGCATAATGCTGGCTAAATTCTTCATTTTCACGCAACCATCGGAAAATCGCTTTAACTTCGGGGAAGTCTTCATTCATTTCACATATGCGCTTCAGGCCATAAGGAGTCGTAGTTATTTGCTCCAAAATGCGGTCCTCTAAATCCTTTGTATACAGAGTGGGACGGCCTACTGGATTGGATATGCGGTAAGGTTTTTCTGGGATTTTCTTCTCTTTTGGTAGTTCAACACGAACCTTTACTCGTAGCTTTCTTGCGCGCTTTGACTTTTTATTCATCGCTTTACTCTTCGGATATCTTACATCTCAAAGACTCAAGAAATCAAACGCTTCTCCGCCTTCCTCTTAACTCTCTCCATCGCATCCGGTAATATGCCGCCACCGCAGAATGTAGGTCATAATCATAGCGGACAGGAACTTTGCTCATTAACACTGCAAAACGCCAAGCCAATCTCTCCTCGATTAGTGCTTTTCTAAGGATCGAATTGGCATGGCGCGTTTCGGTAGTGGTGCAGTTTGAATTTCACGGCCCTTGCGTGCAGGTCAGAGCCGTGTGATACTCCGAGCCATGCCAGACTGGACCTCGTTATCCGAAACCGAAAGAAAAGACATTGAACACAGGCTCACAGCAACTCTGAGTTCTTTCGGAATTAAAGGCGCAACGGCTTGGTGGAATAAGCCTGCGCAACTTCCCCACTGGCAACTAATAATACAAACCTCGTGGTGTGACAGGGAGTCGCGGACTGGCGCATTGAGGGTCAAGGAGCAAGCGATGGCGAGAGCGGATGTACAAGGACCCATGAACAGCGTCGTTCTCAAGGGTCACGAAGAAAAGGCAATAAGAAACCCCATTCCAAAGAAGCCTATGAAGAACAGCCTCAAGAGCAAGCCAAAGCGCCAGCCCAAAGAGGACTTTAACCAAGCCGCTTTTCGGGCAGTGCAAGAGACAATTAGGCGCAGCGAATCTTAGGTCGCGTCGAAGCCCTCTCCACGAACACCGCAATCAAGCCTCCTTTTGGTTCATCTCGAAACCCATTAGCGGGAAAATAATGCAAACCGCAATAGTTGGTATGGAGAGCATCCGCTCCCACTACGAATAGTGATTTCCTTCCCCGAAAGACCTTTCGGAGTATATCAACCGTATATATCACTTGGGGTCTGATAGTGTGGCCATAAAAATAAAGGTTGTACCGATGGCATCAAGCATGGTAGCTTTAGTTTATGAGCATCCAAGATGCAGTATCACAACTCGGAGTACTGACGAAGGAATTGGCGGAGGCTGATAGCATCCGGTCCAGGGTGAGCATATCCCATGCCATCTTCCAGAGTCTTGAGCAAATCGAAAAGGCGGTCGAAAAATTCGTAGTGGATGAGATTGGGAGCCATAATGGAACAGGGTCAACCTCACAGGCTATTCCTACTGCCGCTGCTTCGGCTGTAAGCGCTGAACCTCCAAAGCCAGCCCTTCATCGGTTTTCTGGATCTACCTTGGCCGATGCTGTTAGGGTTCTTCTGACCGAAGATAGCCAAATGCATGGTAGCCAAATTGAAAAAACCGTTAAGGCCCAAGGATACATAAGCTCCGCCGATAAATTTCAAGTCGTCCTCAGAAACACTCTGATGCGTGACGGGGGCTTCGAGAATATTGGGGGAAATGTTTGGCGACTTAGAAACTAAATCTCTTCACACTCTCAGACCATCAAAGGGGTGTGCAAAAGTTCTGCCATAAAGCAGAAACCCCTAGTCAGTGCTGGTAACACTGGCTAGGGGCAAATCGAACGAAAGGAGGTGATTCCTTTGCGCTATTCAATTACGCGTTCCCCTAGGGGCTACGTAATTATCATCCGGTTCAAGCGGGTGACATTGACCCTAGAAGTACCACCGTAGCTGGCTTAAAGCCAGCTAATTAACAGGTTGGATTGGGCCTTCTCTTCACGGGGACGGCCCTCTCCTGCCTACGTCCGCTATTATACATCATTTTTTGTTTGCTTGGCCTTCTCCGCTGCCCAGCGAGCTTGTACCGCCTTGCGTGCGCTCTCGCTACGCTCCTCCGGCGTCATATTAGCGGCTCTCTTTGCGCCGCCTATCTTTCCGCCCTTACTGCCTATTTTGGCGAGATAAGCCCGGAATTCAGCCGGAATCTTGGCCTTGCTCATGTCTAGGACTATACGTAAGCGGATTAGGAAAGTCAACAAAAATATTCTCGCTCGCCCCCCACTTTTCTCTTGACATACGTAAGCCGATTACGTATAATTGTCTTGTAATTGAGGAGACGCCATGAACAGACTTGACCGTACAAAACAAGCCCAAGTAATCGCAGCGCTGATAGAAGGAAACAGCATCCGCGCTATCGAACGCATGACGGGAACTGCCAAGCACACAATCCTTAAACTCATCAAAGACGTTGGCGTTGCGGCTGCCGATTACCAGGACCGTACGCTTCGCAACCTGAAGTGCCGGAAGATTCAGGTTGATGAAATTTGGCAATTTGTTTACGCGAAAGAGAAGAACGTGCCTGCCGAAAAGAAGGTCAATTTGGATTCGGGGATGTTTGGACTTGGGTTGCGATTGATGCTGATACAAAGCTCGTACCCTCGTTTATGACCGGCAACCGCGATGCGCGGTCCGCAACAATGTTCATTGATGATCTTGCCAGCCGTCTTGCCACCCGCGTGCAGCTTACCTCAGACGGCCTGAAGGTTTATCTTGAGGCAATCGAAGGCGCTTTCGGCTGTGAAATCGACTATGCGATGCTGGTTAAAAACTACGCGGCAAGCCAAGAAGAAACCCGCTACAGTCCAGCCGTATGCACAAGCTGTGAGAGTAAGCCTATCATGGGCCATCCCGACCCTACGCACATCTCTACGAGCTTTGTAGAGCGCCAGAACCTAACTATGCGGATGAGTATGCGGCGATTCACGCGCCTGACCAATGGCTTCTCAAAGAAGGTAGAGAACCACGCCTACTCAGTGGCGATTCACTATATGCACCTACAATTTCTGCCGCATTCGCCAGACCTTGCGCGTTACACCTGCGATGGAAGCAGGAATCACCGATCATGTGTGGACGATCGAGGAAATGCTTGTCAGAGTTGGCGTATAACAGATAGAGCGGTCAAAAAAGCGGGGTAACTTTGCAGGCTCCCAAGTCGTCCTCATCAAAATACAGGGTAATGACAAGGGGAGAGCTTGGTGACCAATTCGGGACGGTTATCCCAGATAGAAATGTGTTTTCATCCTGCATGCCTCCTCCACCCATTCTCATATCCGATCCAGAAATCCAAACTTCTCCCCTATTAATCTTGTTCTTGCAGGTAACCAATGCCTTTCCCCCGTTCATGACCTTATTGGTAGTAACGATAATTTGCCGGGCGTGCTTACCAAATTGCGGATTCGGAGTTGCTTGCATTTCAGAAGCATGTATATCTAACGGAGATTCTCCTACTGGTAGAGACCCTGGGTTGGCTAATTCGACTTGAATCGGCTGCTTTCCAGTTACAATGTTGCTGCTCTTTATTAGTTCTACGTTCTTCCCCTGCGTAGCAAGTTGGGATTCAAGCGAGCCAATTTTGGATTGTAAGCTATTGATGGTTTCCGTATATTGTTCACTTACTGATTTCGTGACACTTCTTGAAACGGACTCAGATACTTTTGAGGAAACGCGCTCGGAGGTTTCCTCGATAGCGATCTCCTGCTCTTTGGCCGCCTGCTTATGAGCCCGATAAATCTGAAGCCACGTAAGGCCGCTAAGTAGAATTCCAAAACCAATAATCCCTATCCGATAGTATGGACGCTCTTTCATTTCTTTACTCACAACCTCGATGCTCAAGGCAAAAATTGTCGGGAGTAGAATTACTAGGAGCTCGAGAAACATGGCACGCAATTATAGTGCCAAGTTTTTTAAAGGCAACCTCAAACTGCACCACTACCCGCGTTTCGGATCTCATGTGGGTATCGGCTTTGAATCCAATAGTTCTTCGGGATTAAATAGTTGAGCGTTGATCGTGGACGAGCACTTGGGGTGATAAGCTCGCAGCGTTCCGTCCACTAGCTTGTAAATGTTGAAAGGCTCCGTTAGGTCAAGGACTTCGGCGCAGAACCCACAGGCCAGTCTGACACAGGGATGCTCATGCCGACGCGCGATCTCTTTCGACAAGAAGCCACCAGCACTTTCGGCTACCATCCACATCTCGAATTTCTTTTCAGTAATGTAGAAATAGCGATATGGTGCGCCCTTCTTGAACCAGACGTCCAGAGTTTTATTTTCCTGGTTGTAGCGGGCGCTTTCCACGTTCGAACTTCCCATAAAGATATGTTCGCGGATCATGATTCCTCGCTTTCTTATTTGCTCGTAGGTTTTTCAGCCGGAAGCTGCTTTGGAGACGCTGGAGTTGGAATGGTTGGCTTTGTAATCGGTGGAGTTGCCGAAGAAGGTTTCGGAGCCACCTGAGCTTGAGGCGCTGCCCGCCGCTCCATCTGGTCGGTTTGAAGGTTTACATTCCACCCCTCTTGCTCTGTTACTTTTTGGGCCGCCATCTCCGCACGGATGAACTCCTGTATCTCATTCTGCACGTTCTGAATGTCTTGATGAATCGTCTTCGCAGCCAGTTTCCCCATAGGACTGAATGGACGGACTTCCATTGGGGAAGTCGGAGCTGCGGGTGGTTGCTGAGCTTTCAATCCTTCCGTTAAAATCAGTACAGCAAAGATCACCACGGTAATTACCGCTAAAAAAATCAAATCAGATTTCTTCATGTCGAATTCCTTTCACTTTTTTGAGTTGAGCCTTTTCTCTTCGGTTCAACCAGAGTTGAATACTGCCAATTACCACAGCCTGAATTACCACATAGACCATCAGCGTGAACAGCACGAATTTGTCAGAGTTCGACACCGCTCACTTCCTTATAATCCATAGCACTGCTAACCAGAATAAACCGTACCCCAGCATGATCTTGCCGGGTCCGTTCCAGGTCTCAATCACTCCGAACATCCAGAGCGTTATTCCTATTGCCAGCAATCCTACGTAAGGCAATCGGCCTGTGTACGTCAATTTTTCCATGGCGGATAAATCTTTCCAATATACCGTAATCAGATTACCGCATTCTCGCCGCTGTCAACAGCGCTTTCAATCTTAATCTCGGAGACGTTATCGGGAATTCTTTTCAATACGCTATCTGACTCATGATGCTGCTGAATACGCAGAGGATTATAATACCCGTCCGGCAAAAACGGTTGAAGGTCTTTCTTTACGTAGTGCTTCACGCCAAGCTTTGCACAGAGTTCAATCATACGCTCAGTGTATGCCTTCCAATTTGTTGTTTTTGTGATTGGTAAATAATTGACGCGGCCAATTTTGAATAGGTCAACAAATCCATGAGTCTCTTGTAGAATAGCAAGGCTGCTGTCAACATCCAACGTGGGCTCAAGGCTTACCCATGTAAATATTCCGCCATCGTGAAATCTCCGCAGAGCATCTATCCTGTCACTAGGAAGAGCTGCATTGCGTTCCCACCGCCTTGAGAATTCATCATCCAGACTGGTGAGAGTGCACGCGAATGAATCCCGGTCTGGACGGAACAAGTCAAGGTCTCGAAAGGCTCTTGAGCCTCCCTTTGTTAGCGTACAGATTCCCATTCCGTATGACTGAATAACTTGGATGGTCTGACGCGTGAGTGAGGTATCGCCACGGTGATACGGGTCAGTTGTGAACGACAACATAACCTGTTCAGTTATTCCCGCCGATTGGTACTTCTTGGCGTCTTTAGTTAGATTCTTGATAAAATCAGGACGCGGTACTGCCCCGGCATCAAATTCTTCACGGCGCATTTTTAGCACCAGCGGAACGTAACAATAGCAGCATCCGTGTCCACATCCTCGATATGGATTCGCCGCGAGCGGAGCATATTCTCCTGCCTGCCCACGCGGAGGATAGATGTAAGAACACCCTTTAATCGCCATCTCCATAATATTATTTCTCCTTCCCTTGACAGGGGATTATGGGCAGCCTACGTTCTGCCCTGGTGGTTATCAACCACACGCCCCACGAGTGCGGAGTGGCGCTCAACGGAGATTAACCAGCGATAGAATGAGGACGCGTAGAGGCGAGCCAATCCTCAGCCTCACCCTCAGTCATCATGCATGCATCGTCAAATGCGTCCATAATCCAACTCGAAACGACGCGAGCGAGTTTTTGAAATTGTCCCAGCTCACTGAATTCGGTGGTGGTGTCCTCTGGGGTGTCTCGCAGAAAACACCGGATAATGACCGCCCTCGCCTCATCGTGAGTGATTTTCCCGAGCCCTTTCCCACAAAATGCCAATTTTATTTCTGCGCGTTGCGGCCTGCCATCGTTCAGGATAGTCGTCCACTCCTCCTGCCTGCCCAATCGCGTGGAAAACACATCAGAGCCATCCTCATCCATCGACGCGATAGTAGATTTTGCATCGTCCACAAATACTGGATATCTGGCGTTAACCGGGTCAGCGATTCGATTAGAGAGTTCAGCGCGGAGACGGTCGAACTCCTCTCGACCTGGTGCCAGCATCTCCTCTGTCGGTTGTTCCCATTTGCCATTAAACAGCGTCACGCGCTCTTCAAACGTCAGATACGCTATTTTCGCTCGCTCAATCATGGGACTGATAGCATCCTCAATTTTCAGATTACGATTGTTGTTCATTTGAATCTCCTGCGGCTGATTAGGCCGCTCTGGTGTGGGTCACCACCCATTTACAGATATAGGATAGCGTGGCATTGGAATCCTGTCAAGTCTTTTCTTTTCTTATTTTTAGGTGCATTTCGCTCATACGTTCTAAAGCCACCGCAACAAATCTAGGTTCAATCTCCATACCATAGCAGCAGCGGTTAATTTGTTCGGAGGCTACAAATGAGGTACCAGACCCAGAATAAGGATCAAAGATAGTTCCTTCCGTGCAATTCCCGATTAGCAACCTCACCCAATCGAGTGGCTTTTCATGCTCGTGCCATCCGTTGTTATGAAGTTTAACAAGAGAGAACTTGAATATGTCCGCAAGATGCTTGCCGCGATCATCAGGAACAAACCAATACGACCCACGTGAATTGCTTGCTTTGTGCGCCTCGCCAGCATCTCCATAATGCGAACCATTCATGTCGTACTTTTTTAAATCTCCATACCACAAGCAGAGTTTCGAGGATTGCAATGGACGATTCGGAGTGAACCAACATGCCCCGCAGTCCCATACAAAACTCCAAGTTGGACTCCCAAACATTGTTATGGATTCTCCCAATCGTCTTCCGTCTGTGAACACAAGCATAGATTCCCATTCCCCAGTAGGCTTCCCATATTCGATTTCCCATGGCGGATCAAATACCAAAGCAGAATATTTAATGCTCCCGGTCAGCCTAGATACATCTTCTGGTGAGTTCGAGTCCCCGCACATCAATCGATGTTTCCCCATCTTCCAAATATCCCCGAGACTAACTTTCCACTTGCACTGCAACTCATCCGCCTTATCGATTTGTGGTTCCGGACCCTCATCAATTTCTGTTGGCTCTGTTTGCAGAAGATCGTTTAATTCTTGGTCAGTCCAGAACTTGGAAAGGTCAATTTCTTTTGAAAGTTCTTCGAGGATTTCAGGAGACCACGAACTTAACTCGGCTCCACGATTATCCGCGATACTAAGCCCACGTTTTTGCTGCTTCGTTAGGCCTCGGCGCACAACCGCTATGATTTCATTCCCATCAGCCTCAACCGTTCGTACTCTCTCGATGCCTACGTTCGCGGCGGCTTCCAAGATTCCATTTCCAGCGATAACGTTATTTTTCTCATCTATCACGATGGAACGAGCCGCCCCGTAGTCCTCTAAGCTCTTTTCCAAAGAAGAAATATTACGTTCTGGGTGCAATCGAGGATTCCGCTTGTCAGGCCGTAAATCCTTGATATGCGAAACCTTGCCGTTCGCCTTCGCCATCGTTCACCTCACCGCCCATTCTAATACAGGTTGAACCTGTGTACACGGTTTTCCTTGGCGTGGCTTCCGAACCTCAACAAGCAGCCGGAAGGCTGTTAAAGCATCACAATCTACATGCCAAGTTTTCCTTAGCGCCAGTTCCAGCCGCCGCTCGTCACGGTCAAATCCTACTTCCAGGGCAAGCCGCGACATAGGAGCCCAAAAGGCCGTGAGCCCCGTTACCAGCAAACCCAATTCAAAGTAGGCCGGTTGGCGCACGAGCAGCGCCACGGCAGCAGCCCCGCATGCGAATGATGTGAAAGTTTTAAGGTCGTCGATCATAGAAACCTCATTTCAGATTGTCCAGCAGCGAGCGCGGCTTCTCGAAACTTTCGAGCCCGAGTCTCTTTCGAATGTTTAACGTGAAGAGAAATGTCCGCTCTAAGATGGCATCTCTGGCATTTTGCGCGGACGTGTTCATCAATCATACAAGGCGGATCACATGCACAACTATGAGCAACCGTTAGGATCACCTTTCCCTTGGCGTATCTTGCATTTTCTCCATGCGTTTCCGTGCAGCGCCGAGGGCCTGGGTGCGTGCAATGCAAATTACATTCTCCTAGGCATTCACAGACGCCAAGAGCCCTCCTAAATCGAATCCGGTCAGAGAACTGCTTCCAGCCTTCGGGATACTTGCTCATGTCAACTGGCATTGGCTTTTCTCTCAGGCGGACAGGCCACGTCAAACTCCCGCTCTGCCTTCTCCTGTTTTTCTCTGGCGTTCCAGCCCGCCACAAATGCGCACATCAAGCGGTTCTCTAAACCCTTCCCGCTGGTCGTACCTTCACTGCATCTCTTTCCCTCATCCGATTCAAGCCACTGATCACGTGCTAGCGCGATTGGCGTTCGTAAGTCTTTCATAGTTAACTCCTTTCCTCAATCAGGTCATATCCGGTAGAGTTCGCCTTAAACCTGTCCAGCCGAATACGGATCGTGCGCCCGCTGGAGTAGCTGGCCGCTGAACAATAAGCGTACTTCTCATCAGTCCGTTCTACCCTAATCTTGCGACCGGACATTCGCCAGTCGCGATCCTGCCAAACTTGTCCTACTTTAACGGTTTGATTTTCCATTTCCTAACCTCAATCCTAACTTGGCGTCAGACCGCTTCTCTCGTGCTTGAACCGCCGCCAGGACTTTCCTCGGACTCGCAGTGGTTACCTTCAGCCTTACAGGTTTTTCACCGTGGACTACGCAGCCCTTTCTCCACGGTTGGATAGGCCTTCCGCATTTGTCGCAACGCTTATGCTGGTCACCCATCATGGCCGAACCTC